CTCCCAGCGTTTGCCACCCATCAGGCGCTCCTGCCCTCTGTCCCCGCGAATCACACACGGGGGACGGTGAAGCTCGAAGTAAGCCTGCATCGGGTTCCACATGTTCGCTCGACAGCAGTCGAAGCGACTACAACACCGGATACCTGCGTTACCCCATAGGAGGTCACCTGTCTCTGTGTTCCTCGTCGGCACCACGTCCACGGGTAACCCGTACTGATGGTGGTACGACACAACGTCTGAGTGAATCACCTCGAAGTGCGGGACGAGGGCCTTGACCTTCGCCATGTGCTCGCGGACTTCGGGGAACATCTCACCCGTGTCAACCGTCACTACTGTCAGTCGATCCCACCAAGGGCGGGCGAGAAGGAGACACACGAGCGAGTCCTTCCCTCCTGAGTAGAACAGGGTTGCTTCGCTGTATGTCTCGAATATCTTCTTCATTAAACCGCTACTGCCACCGCTGAGCCTACTGTACCGATCATGCCCATCGTGCTGCCGAAAGCCGAGGAGTTCTGATTCTGTTGGTTCCAATAATTGTTCGCGTTGTACTGAGACACCTGCATACCGAGGTTGCCGTAGTTGCCCCAAGCGTTGGCCATGCTCGAGTAAGAGTTCAAGCCGATGTTCGCGAAGTTCTGGACGTTCGACAAGCTCGACTGATTGATGTTCGCCGCGGAGTTAATCGCGTTCGACGAGGCTGTCGTACCTGTGTTCGTTGCGTTCTGAGACATCGTGCCCGCGAGGTTAAGGCTGTTCTGCCCAAGGGCTGCGACTTGATATTTCTTCGTCCAGCCGAGTTCCTGCGCTGCGTTGCGAGCCTGATTCGCTGCTGCGGCTCGAGCCGCCGCCTGATTGACGTTCAAAGCGTTCTGTTGTGCGAGGTACTGACCAGAGGTCGGGCTAATGCCGTACTGCGCCATGTTCTGTTGCAGAGCACGACGTTGAGATAAATAGTTCGCCTGTGTGTCTGCGATCGCCAAGCCTGCCTGTCGCTCAGCTTCGGCGTTCGTGCTGTATTGGTTAGCCTCTGAGATAAGGGAGTCTTCCACAGGCACATACTTCTCCTTGTACCTGTTCCACACCTCATCGGTAATCGCGTTTGACTTATCGGCCTGTTTCTGCGCGTAGTCCTGCCAGTAGGAGTAGTTCTGCTGGAGCATCTCCTGATACCGATCGTTCTGCTTGTTCGTGTACTCAGTCTGCTCTTTTAACCAAGGATACGCTGTGTTCTCGTACCACTGTTGCTGACGCTCGTTCGTGTCAGCCATCTTCTCCATAGCGATGCCTACTCGCGGATCGACCTCAGGAGCGCTACTACTCTTCTTTCCCATTCATGAATCCTCATTTAATCCATCGGCACTCGCTCTTGAGCATGCCGTAGAAAATCAGGTCTGTGCCGTCTTCTTCTCCTTCACGGACTAAACCTTCACGTTTAAACCCAAGGTGCTCGTCGAACCTCTGTGCTTCAAGGTTGTCCGTGCGGACTAAGCCTGACACCCGACGACACTTAAGATAATTAAATGGCCACTCAAAACACGCACGAAGGAACTGCCTCGTCATCCACCGCTTCGAGCCATCGGAGGCGATGTTCATCATCACCCCCGTTCCCGTGTAGTGCGAATACACACAGACGGCGACAATCTCCCCGTCTCTCATCAAAGCGATATTCCCCGTATCTTCGGGGAACTCACCGACGCCTTTTATCCTGTCACTTGCCCACTTGTTCGCGTAGGGCAGGTTGTAAAGGAGAGCTGTGTTCATGACCAGATCCCACGTTTCCACCAAGCGGGGTCAGCAGGGTCTGGCCTACGAGAGAAATACTCGAAGGGGATCTCCCAAGTGTAGTCTGGCCAAGTCGATGCGGGCTTCTCTTCACGTGCCTTGCGAAGCTCTTCCTTACAGCGCTTGAGCTCGCGTTTTACCTCGTAGAACTCCTGCTCGTGGATCGCCTTTGTGATCATATCCACACACATCTTGTACGGTGTTGCACCGAGGTCTCCTGCCTTACGCGCGGCGTAAAGACACTCAAAGATATCCTTCAATAATTGGTTACCGTACTCACAGGCAAGGTCGTAGAGCTTCTTGCTGATCGTCGTCCCGTAGGGGGAGTCGGCTAAGTGCTCGATGTACCACCGTGCCTTCTTCAGGTCACGGACGTACTGTCCCTTGTACGGCGCACGGAGGATATATTTCACAGCGTTGCCGGTGCAGAAGTCTAAAAGTTCTGTTAATTCAATGACTTCGTGTTTGCCCTGCGTGTAGTGCGCCGGGTGGTCGATCGACTTATCGGTGTCTTCCATGACTAGAGTTCCTTAATTAGAGGTAAAGTCCTTCGGTTCGAATTTGATCTCAATCGCATTCACTGCATCGACCGTGGTCGCAGCGTTGATGGTGTTGCGGTAGGTCCACTTCGTCTCGTAAGCAGCCACACCACTTTCAATAATCTCTGTTTGCAAAACTTTGAGCTGATCAATTGTGAGAACATGCGGTTGGTTATCTGCGTCCATAAACGTAGCGGACTTGCCTAGGATAACCAAGCCCGAAACGTCATCATTAGCCTTCTCGTCGGCATCTGCCTCGAACCCCAATGAAGAAACTAAAGTTGCCCCATCTTCGCGCCAAGCAGAGAATTTGGTGTTTAATTCAGCGAGCTTCGCTGACTTCGCCTGAGCGAGGAGCTCTTCCTCTGTAGGTTCAGGAACGGGTTCGGGCTCAGGAAGGGCGACAACTTCGTAGTAATCCCCTTTATCTTCAATGGTCGCGTTGTTCTCGTTGCACCATGCAGCGGCCTCCGCGTATTTTTTGCAAGTATTGGCGGCTGGGTTGTCCGAGCGATTTCCCTGCTCATCGAATAAATAATCATCTTGCAAAGGCTTTGCAAACTGTGTTCCAATCATGGTTTTCTCCTGCAGGAAAAATATAGGGCCTATTTCAAGGCCCTATTATACACGACTATACTATTTCTGTGTGGGAAGCACTAAAATAATTAGGAATTTATTAAACGGCAAGCCTCTTTCGACTTCAGAATCGCCTTCCAACATTTCAGTACAATATCCACATCTGTTTCGGTCATATCCCCTTCGTCTCGAGCGTCATCTAGAACACGATCGATCTTATCGAGCAGGGGATTCTAGTTAGTTTCTCTGTCAATCCGGATTATCAGAGAAGCATGACTAAGGACACAACCTTCCTAACAGCATTCAGTTCTGCTGTTTGGGGGTGTATGGAAAGTATCCTTCTTACCGAAAGCGGAACATGGCGAGCAAGTAGACTTTCTGTGGGGCGCCGCTATGACGCGACTCCTACTTCTGACAGTTCCACGTACTACGGCACAAATGGCACGTTTTCTTTTACGAACACGGCAGTCAGATTCACATACGGTTGGAACACAGACACCAGTATGGGGGCAGTAATCAGTCCTATCGCCTATTTCGTTGTGTGGGGAAAATGAGCATTATTTCCCACAAACGACAAAGTAAACGCCCATTGCGAAGTAGTCGTCTTCTGCGCTTCCACCATTTTGGTATATCGTAAAAGTCGTAGTAGTAGTCTGAAGAACGGCTCTACCTAGACCATTTGTCGTGTCAAAGAAAGTTCCGCTTGTATTAATATAGATACTACGGGCTGAGGAAAACGGAATACACGATACATACGTGATAACAGGGGCAGTAGAGTACGCTTGGAGGAACGTAAAAGTTGCTGAGGCGTGACGACTCAACTTTCCTGCGACATAGCCTCCCTGCTCAATCCATCCATCGCTATATTTCCTGTACCAACCAGAGGAGGTGTAGGACTCAGCAACCACGGTAATGCCCGATGAGATAGTGGGCTTGTTCAATAGGTCGTTGTAACTGCCTGATGTCGCAACAGTCGCTAGAGCGGATGTGTTCACTTTCGATGCAAGGGCAGTATTAATTACTTTATTCTGCACAGGGTTAGTCGAAGTGGTCGATAGAGCGGAGTCAACTGTGACGGCAGAAGGGATGGTCGGTTTATTGCTTAAGTCGTTGTAACTGCCTGATGTTGCTACGGTAGCCAAAGAAGGCTTGTTGCTAAGGTCGGAGTATGAGCCGGAGGTGGCCACTGTTGCCAGCGTCACGGTATTCATCTTCCCAGCAAGAGCTGAGTTAATCACCTTATTCTGCACCGGGTTAGTTGAGGTGCTTGATAAGGCAGAGTCCACGGTTACTGCACTCGGGATGGTCGGCTTATTACTTAAGTCATTGTAACTGCCACTCGTAGCCACTGTTGCCAAAGCCGAAGACTTCACATAAGCAGCTAAGTCAGTCGTCTTCGCGTAGGCAGACAAGGACTGATGCTCAGTTAAATACCCAGCGTCGTTCGTAAAGGCCGAGACCTTCGTAGGCACTGTAGGGATAGTGGGCTTGCCACTTAGATCCGAGTAGGCACCGGAGGTCGCGACGGTAGCCAAGTCAGACTTACCGATGATCTCTTTACCTCCAGCAGTTGAGCCATCGTGCAGGCGGAGGGTCTTAGCCGTTGTGTCTACTGTGAGCTCACCAGCGGCACCTGTAAAATTGTTGTTCTGTTCAGTCGTACCACGACGAAGTTGTAAGGTCTTAGCCATTCTTAAACGCTCCCTAAATCAATCGTATTCGCTAATTTCTCGGTCGTGATCGACCCGTCTGCGACACTAGTGTCCAACGTGTCTAGCTTCGCTTTATCAAGCGGGGACATGAACCCCGCTTTCGTTTGAGAGGCAAGGTTGTGCCCATTCGCATCACTCTTATGTGCGAAGAGCGCCTTGCATAGCTCAAGCAAGTTGCTCGATAGTGATAATGTGTTAGTGGGCACAGCCATTGTCATTTCTCCTACTCAGTCACACCGTTAGCGAAGACATCCACTAAGTCGATGTTCGTTGAGCCAATATTCGTCTTCAACGCATCAAGGTCGGTCTGTAACGCCTTCGCGTCAAGAGCGTCCTGTAAGCCTGTGACATCCGAAATCGCATGTGTGTGCGTTGCTGCAGCAGCACCGATATTCGTGCGAGCCTGAGCCTTCTGTGTGTCGGTCAAGGCCTGTTCACCATCGAACTTGACGTGACCAGCAGCCAACGCTTCGAGGGCATCAATCGCGTCCTTGTTCGTGTCGATCAAGTCAGCGAGTTCTTTCAGTGTGTCATAGGCTTCGCCAGCACCACCAAGAAGGTCATTCTTGAGGTTCGTTGCAGCCGTTGCGATCTCAGAAGAGGTCTTACTAGCCGACCAGACGTTCGTTGTCGTTGTCTTCGTATCGTCGATCTCAGACTTCGAGGCGATACCGGCCTTGATTGTGTTGATGCTCGTAACGAGTTCATTAATCGCAACAACGAGCGATGTCTTGTCTTCTGTCGTCAAAGACGTTAAGGCGCCCTGATTGTCAAGTAAAGTCTGGCACTTTGCGCGCACCGCGAGTGCAAACGCTACAAGGTTGTCAGCGCCGGATTTATCATTTGTGGGATAAGCCATTGATTATGCTCCTTTTAATCTACCCCGTTTAAAAAAATGCTTTCATAATCAATAGAGATTACTTCAGCAACCTTATTTACCGGCTCTAAGTTGTTAGCCACAATTTCGACCTTGTCCAACTTATTCGCCAGAGGATGAATACAGTCATCAACGTGCAAAGCAACTTTTCTGATGTAACCATCCGTCACCCGTGTAATCGTGTCGACTGCATCTGCCACAGACCCGAAGTCCATAGCAGTGTCGTTCACACCCTGAAGGTCTTGCCCCACGATGTGAACTTCATCAATATGCTCCCCAATCTCAGTGATATCGTCAACGTGCTCCGACATCGCTGTAATCGACTCAGCATGCTCAGCGATCGTGTCAATCGCCACTTTGTTCTCAGCGATAATGCCTGCGTAATATTCAGCTGACGTCGCACTCGACTCCGCTGACTGTGCGGCGATAATCGACTTACTCGCAGCCTCCTCCGTTACCTTACGGTCGGAGTCGATGTCTGACGTTACTTCGACTGCGTGCTGCTCTGCTGTTTGTGCTGCGATACGAGCGGACTCTGCGGTCGCCGCTGCAGCAACGGCACGGTCATGCAGCTCCTGCATAGACGGGGTAACTACAGCGTCCTCGCCCTTCGGGCCTTGAAGACCCGGAACGTGAACGACTGCTACGCCGCCATACAGTGTGTCTTTTAAGTTGCTACCAGCCATTCGTCACCTCTTTGCGGAACACGATAAGCCCTTCGGCGATCCGCCACTGTTTGCCTTCGAACTGAATAATCAGGTCGTAACACGCCTTCGGGAAGGAGTACTTCACCGTCACCTTCGCAGGGAAATAGATAGCGACATCCGAGTCGATAATCTCTAACCGCCCGTTCTCCGTCGTGAGGGTGTCGTAGACCACTTCGGACTTCGGATAGGGACGGAGCTCCATCTTCGCTGTATACCCTGTCAGGTCGAACTTCTCCTCGGTCGGATCGCGAACTTCGAGAAGAAACGACGTGTCACTCGCGTTGTCAACCACTGGGTTGATCGACACGGGCTTCAAATTAAAATTCACTACTTCTGCCATTGTTACCTCTTAAGCAGTACGCACCCAGATGTTCACTGCCAAAGCAGGAGGCTGAACGGTGGTCGAACGGCCGTAAATGCTGTTACTGCGAGACGCGGCAAAGCCACCGAGGAAGCCTGTGATACCGCCGCCTGAACGACTGCGCTCAGCACCGCGGTTACCTGCGTTGTAGAAAGCCCCTGTTGCTACAGAGAACGAGTTGTTCTTCGACATCATGTCCCAAGCAAACGTACCGGTAATGTCAGGCAGCCCTGCTGAAATCACGGATCCAGCCTTGTTCGTATCGTCCGCACCCCAAAGGCAACGCCCTTGTCCTTTCTTCACCCATGTACCTCCAAAGAGCTGCGCAGGGTCGGTGTCGGCTTCAGTGATGAAGTAAGCACCTACAGGGTAGAAGTTATTGATAACCTTCGTTACGGAGTTAGTCGAGATTTCCGTTGCGATTTCTGTAGCAGCGGCCTTCGCACGCTCGACGGCGCACTTCACTGCTAACTCTAGTGTTTCTTCAAATGATGCCATTGCTATGCCTTTTCTATCTTAAGATATACCGCTTTGCCAGCGTCCGTTGACTGAAGGATGCATGCTGCTGCGCAGTCTTCCTTGGTGCCGTTCACTTCATTAGCAGAAATTGAGCTATTGCCATAGACTACTGTGGTGTATCGATACGCTTTGACTTTAAATGTCTTTTTTGTATCAATGCGGGTTACCTTCCAATACTCTCCATCAGTAACACCTTCAAGAGCAAGAATGTTCCAGCACCCCCATCCTGTATCTGAACTATTAAACAACAAACTGTAGAGCTGAATCAAAGAAGTCTCTCCATCTCGTGTCACAATGCTTCCGCCGACGGGAACAAACCCCATTGGGCTTTCGTACATTACGTAAGGATTCGTTTTTGTGGCAGCGTACGTTCCCCATCGTGTTAGTACCTCTGTGGTGTAGAAACTAACCGGAGTCACAATATGCGTCCAATTCGTCCCCGGTTTGCAGAGCTTCGGGCCGATGTCCTCGCCTGTGCTGTCAAGGAACCCACAGGGGTCTTGCGGGTCGCCATCGGAAACAGGCAAATACTTCTGCCCAACGTCTACCCCGTCACTGTCGATGATTCCGAACGTCTGGGTGCCTTCGCCTTCGATGAAGATGTTGTCAAACGTCTGGCCGTATTTCACCTTAAAACTCGATGTCATTTGCCGCCTCGCTTTAAGGACGATACTTCCTTCTTCAGTTTGTTCACTTCACCAACCAAGGCAGCCACCACAGCGTTGTAATCTAAAGACAGGTAGCCTCGCGAATCTTCTGCCACAGCTTCAGGAAGTACGCCTTGCACTTCTTGAGCAAGGAGTCCAACTTTCCACGAATGGTCGTTACCTTTTCTGAATTGGTACTTGTAGACATTAATACCCTCTAAATCACTTTTAATCTTTTTCAAATTCTTCTTTAGCCGACGATCGGAAGTCGCCTGAATCGTCGTACCTTTAATCGTCCCATCCCACGTCAGCACGCCTGTAGGTGTACCTTCGAGCTCAGCCGAGTTACTTGAGTCAGCCGCGCGGAGGCGGAAGAACCCAGCAACCACACCAGCCTTGTCTGAGAACAGCGTCATACCTGCGTTCGTGCTGGCCGTGCCTGTGAGCACCTGTAAGCCACCGAGTGTTGCCTTACCAAGCGATGAACCCCAATCGAACGCGAGGGTGCCTGTCATCGTGTCACCTGCGCGGTCAACCTTATTATTAAGCCCTTCGGTCATCGTCGCTTCGAACTCAGAGACTTCAGTTGTGAGGTTGTCGATCGCTGTGTTAAACGTACTCGGTTGCACACCGACGTCAGCGAAGGTGCTCGACGCAGTTGTTCTCTGTACTGTATACGTGCCACTTACGTTGATACGGGCGACAATCTCGTTAATCTTCCCAACCAACGCATGCGCGCTTGTACTCTGCGGGAGACCGGCGATTTCGGTCATGCCGATACGCGCACCTGTGATCATCTCCACAGACTGCTTAACAGGCTCAAGAGCCTTAGCGAGCTCTGGGCTTAGTCCTGCTGTCGTAATGGTGGGTTTCCTTATCGCCATTCACTTACTCCGGCATTGCCAGCTCGTGCATCGTCGTTGCCATACGCACCGAGCGCACGTTCAAATTACCAATGATGCGGATCTGCCAGAAGTCGCCCTTCTTCGCAGGAAGACGCACCGAGTCCGCACTCGTCAAACTCTCGCTAAACGCGAGTTCGTCTTCGATGTAGCCGACCACGTTGATGTACACACTCTCGGGCTTAGTCGGTAAGAGGTTCATCAACGACCCTCCGACAGGGCGACGAACGACGATCTTTGTATCCTCGCCCTCATAGGTGAACTTATCAACCTGCCCCTGATTCGGCTGGTAGTCATTCAGACACCCACCCAAGGACTTCGTGCCAAGAAGCGCATACCGCGCTTTGTTGTGCGCTAAGACCTTCTCACGGTCAAGTGCCCACTGCTCAGCACGCCTAAACGCTGTGTAGTCAGCATCAACACGCAGAGCGGAGAAGTTCGTCCAATACGTTTCGTAGAACCGCTTACTGACCCACTCAAAGACACCAGCGTTCACTTCGTCAGCGTCCATTTCGTAGATCGCGTTCTCTTTCTCTTCGACACAGAACAAACGGCCTGTCTGCCGCTCAACGTGCATAGCACGGGTTCTGAAGTCGTAACTCACCAACTCCGGCTTATCACTACGAGAGAAGATCAGGATGCCGTTACCTAATTCAGAGGCATAGGAGCACATGTACAAGTTATCGTACATCTCCGCTACCATCGTACGCGGGTAGTACTTCTGCCACTCGTCTTTCGTAATAATCGGTCGGGTAAACACGTCCATCTGACCACCCGCCATAGCGACCAAGCCATAGGGGGAGGCGTACAGCACACCGTACTGGTCGTAAGCGATAGAGCGCTTACTCATGCACGGCTGGAACATCGGCTGTTTCTCTTGTGTAACCGCAGAAGGATGCGTACCAGAGATTGTGTAGGGATGACGCTCGGTGCAGACCACCAAGGTGTTCCCATACACACCAAGGCCCACGATCGGTGCGTCGACCGTCAACATATAGTCAGGCGGCCAAGCGTGCGGGAGGAACGGCTCGGAGAAATACACCTCGTTGTTCCTAAACCCAGCGAAGAACCCGTTAGGCATACTGACTAACCCCGTCAGCCCTTCAGGAGGCTCAGCGTACTTCAAGCTATCAAGCTCCTTCGAGAGAGCCTCAGCCTTACGCGTATCCGTGTATGTGTAGTTCGCCCACTCAACACCCTCTGTTGAGGTGCCTGTCGCATCGAGCTGATGCGTTACAGGGTTAAGGGCGAGTTCGTCAACCTCTAAGTAAGTCGCCGTCTCCGTGCCTGTGACGACACGGTAAATGCGGATCTTCGTAATATTGAGGTGGTCTGTCGGCACGACGGGCGAGATCGGGTTACCGCTCGCATCCGTGTTAAGCGCCACATCAACACTATAGTTGTCGTAGGTTGTCGTGACGAGCTCGCTTGCCTGACACGGCGCGGACTCTTCTTCCAACCCTCCGAACTCAGAAACGTAGGTGTACACATACACAACGTTCTGTGTATCTTCCACCTTCTCAGAGGTGCTGTTCGATTTCAGCGTTGGGATCGAGGTCGGAGCAGGTGTTCCCATGTAGTACCATTTGCGAGGATATGCGCCCTCACCGTCGATCGCCATATCGAATGTCGTCTTCTTCGCCACTCCGTGCTCGGTGTAGTAGACGCGGTTACCCGTGTCATCAGCCAAAGGCGAGTAGCAGAGGTCAACGTCCGAGTCGAACTCAAGCCAAACGGACTGCTCGTTGCCGCGCATACGGAAGATCGTCTGTATGCCCTGCACCTTACAGTCGTAGGTCTTCACAGGCGCCTGCCACGGACGGATCTCCCCACTATAGAGCTTCACGTTGTTAGCCTTCGTCGCCTGATTCGGCGGGAGGTTCGTGTCGCTATAGCGAGGCAAGATGCCTGAGAAATTTACGAGTTCAAGAACGCTCATTTACTAAACTCAACTAAGGCGTCGTGTTTGCTGACGACGTTTCCAAGTACTTTGCTACTTCTTCCAACCACTTCTGCACCTCGGACAAGCAGCTGTCTGCATCGGGTTTCGCTGGTTGTAAGAGGGCTTCCGGCGGCTTCGTTTGCTCGTTGACTACGAGCTTCGGCGAGCTGCACGCGCTTAGTAAGATCGCTAATGCGGTCAGCATGAGTATTACGCCAAGAGTCGAGCTCCACCTGTTTATTAACCACTTGAGCAAGCGCTTCATTCTTTTCCTTCTCTAGTTGGGCTTGAACCGCGTATGACTGCTTTTCAAGCGAGGCGATTTCATCGCTATAGTGGAGATGCGCTAAGTAACCCCCAGCGAAGAACGCCACAATGGCACCGAGCACAGGCACGGTCGCTGAAGAGTTCTTTAACACCCAAGCTAGAATGCTTGCCCACATTTAACTTCTCCGCGTGCGGTTGTCCCAACGGGCTCTGTATCCGCGCGCATCCACATGTACGAACGTGTCGTAGATTCCCACGCCACCCGTACCATTCAATCTGTTGCAGATATCCCGAAGTTCCGGGAGGTCATCTGCGTTCTCCGCAGTCGGACGGATGTCCGCCGCTAAACCTTGTACGTGATATGAGTTCACCACACCACCAACCGCACGGTTGTGGTCGGGCGAACGGTATCCGCAGTTCACAGCAATCGGCTTGCCGTAAGCCTCGCGAATCTGATTCAAGAGCACGAGTAACCCCTCCTGCACTTGCATCGGCCCGTAGGGAGACTCAGCGCCATCCCTACTGGCAAATTCCTTCGAATCAAAGTAACCGTATTTCATTTAGGCCAAAGTCCTCTCGCGCGTAATTGAGCAATTACCAGATCCGTTGCCTGTTCTCCGAGAAGCCCAGCGAGACCGGCAAGCGCCCCACACGCCTCAAATGACAACTCGCCATATCCATGCCCCCACAAGCAGATGAGATACCCCATCAAACCACTCGTAAAGGCTGCACAAAAGAAATCACCAAGTTTGAAGATCTTCCCCTTGTTCACTTCGCCCCAATACGTCAGGACACCACCAATCAACCCAAGAACTGTTGCCCAGAGATACGGATCACGTTTAAACATTCGGCTTCCCCTTCTTCTTGACAACTGCCTTGGCCGCTGCTGAACTCTTTACTGCTTCCGCGGGCTTCTTCAATTCCTCTACTTGTTCCTGAAGTTGCTGGACTGCAGCAATGAGCACAGGAATTAACTGTTCCATCCAAACGGTGCATCCACCGCCAGACCCCACTTCTACGGCCTGTGGGAGGGTGTCGCTCAAACCATCGGCGATTAAACCGACACGGCGGGTGCCGTTCTCAGCCATGTAATCGACGACCTTCGCTCCGGAGAGGATCTTCAGCGCATCGAGTGTCTTCTGATCGGGCATCGAGTGTGAACTTGAATTAACTTGCATCTGTGGTTTCCTCTTCGTCTTCGTCTTCGTCCGTGTCGTACGTCGCGTACTCGGCTGTGTACTTCGCAAACGCGGCATCGATACTCGCTTGGTGCGATTCGAACGTTGTTTTGTCTAATTTCGTCTCAGAAAGGTTCGAAATATTCGTGTTTATTTCGTCTACGCTCCCATCCTTATCCGCTTGCTCGGCTTTGAAGTCTTTTAAACACACCTTATCTTCGAGCAATTCAGCGGTAACACGCAGAGCGATCTCGGTGCCGATAGCCCATGCACGGGCTTCGGTGCCTGCCTGCGCGCGCGTGACAGTGAACGTACTGCCGACACGACGAGTGACTGCGACAACCTCTAAGTTGCCGTCAGTGTCTTCGAGTGTGGCGTAGAACATCGACTCATTGTCAACAGGAGTCGGGAAGCGATCACCTTGGTCACCAGCAAGGAAGAAATTTTCCGCGGTGGCCGTAGCCGCTGCTGCGAGCGACCCGTAGGCGTTATTCGCACAAAGAACCTTTATCGTCGATGACATTAGTAAAGAATCCTGTTGTAGCGGAGCCTGCTGGCTGTACGGGTGAAGTCTCTAAAGGCTTCGCCTTTCAAGCGAGCGAGCTCGATTAAATATTTTGCTTCGTAAGCGGCCGCAAGCTCCTTATTGGAGAATGGCTGGCCAACGATCTGATGCGCTCTCGCAAGCACACCGTAAGTAACCAAATCTAAATACGACTCGTAGAAGAACTCGGGAACAACCTGAGTGCTTGACTTAACCGTCGCGATTAAGTCCACACGAATCGTGTACTCCTTATCGGGCTTGGGAAGTAGACAGAACTCATCGTGCTGGCGGAACGAGTAGTAACGGGGCATCCCGTCACCTTCACGCCAATCAAAGAGCATCCGCCCCGTGACGTAGTTGTACGTCGTCGGAGCCATCTGAAGGCCGTCGCAGTACGCATAGCGCACGCGTTCGATCTCCAAGCCTTCTGGCAGACGGAGTTCGTAGTCTTCACGGCCGGCCTTAGTCGTGAACTCAGTTGTGGTTGTTAAGCACCCTGAATCACGACAGGCGGCTGCGACTGTTTTAATGACTTCCTGCTCGATAACAAAGCTCGGGCACTTCTCCAACAAAGGAGAGATATGCCGCACAAACTCTTTAACAGGGATGACCTTCATTCAGTACTCCCGCTCGGGGCCACAGCCACGTTAGGCTGCATAGGACGAGCTCCAATAATCTTCATCAGCGTAGCGTTAGGCGTTGTACTGTCGCGCACGGATAGCGCTGTTAACAGTTCCTGCTGATACGCCGAAAAGTAAGCCTGTGCGTTCGAAATGCCCGGAGAGTATTCGCTCTCCTTGCAGTACGCCCGATACACGACGTAGTTCACAAGAGCGGGGATATACGTGTCATCTAACACGATTTCCTCGGTCTCGGAGGTGAACTGCTTCGGGATTGCCATGTAGGTAATCTCGAGCTTACCCGTCCCGTCGTTAGGCGGGTAAACGGAAAATTCTGTCGGCTGACGCGTGTCATAGACGTAGCTATCGACGATGCGCTGAGCCGGATCACTGTGCCAATAGGGGTTAAACGAGTCCAACAGGTCGCGCGTTGTGACTTTCACAACCGCCCCTAGGCCGTCTTCGTCTACGTTACACGTAGCGGTGATCAGTCCCCACCCATCTTTGGGTAGGAACTGACGCGATCCTTTATCGAGAGATTGGACGACGGTTTTGTTGTAGACACCCGGGTTTCGAGCCACAATAATCTGTGCCTCGCTTGTCCAATCGAGCATCTCGGGTTTTGTCCAGCGCTTGTACTGCTCATCGTGAGTGATGCGCGCTGCGCGGGTCATGATGTCCAGAGCCGTAGTCATCCAATCTCCTCATGGCGGGTGTTACCCCGCCGTACGACTAGCCAGCGATAACCGCCGCTGCGAGGGCTTCGCCCTGTGTGATGCCAGCACCCCAGACGTTCAAACCGCGAACGAGCTGACCGAAGTCAGACGGGTTCTGAAGGTTTTCGACCTTCGTAATTTGAGACGCGAACGAGATACCAGCCTTCGTGCCAGCGAGCACGAGGTGACGCTTGGCAGAGCCAGCATCGTCGGTGCCGAGCCACGACTTGTCAGCCAATGCACGGGGCATGTGGTTGCAGACGTAGATCGAGAAGCGATCGATTTTGCCGATCATGCCGTTACGCAACGGAGATGTGCTGTCGCCTGTGATGTAGGCTTGAGCGATGTTGGATTCCAAGAGGATCTGGCGTTCCAACGGAGAAATGACCAAGAAGCGGCCTTCCTCAGGGATGTTGGCTTCGTCAAGGACGGAGCTCAACTTCGTGATCATCTTAACGATGTTCGTGTTGTCAATCGCGAGAGGAGCGGTGTCGGTACCAAGGTTAAACGCACCAGACTCAGCACCAGCGTTGGCGCCGCAATTCAAGTGAGAGATCTTGGAAATCGTCTTGTCGTCTTCGCTGTCGACATTGAGTTTGCCCGTTTCTTTGTCGAAGAGAACCTTCAACAAGCCGTGATGGTCAACGTACTTCGCCATCTGATAAGAGGCTTCGCGTGTGAACATATTCATGAGGTTGGGCTTGGCCTGATGCTCCATGACATCATTGACATTGATGCCGAAGTAGTTGCCTTCGTCGATCTTTAAGTCAATGGTCTTCGGGGTCATCACGTCATACTGCAAGTTCTGACCAACCTTGTATTCACGAACTTCAACGTCGGGAATTGTGTTGATGATAACGGTATCACCGATACCGCTAATTTCACCCTGCCAATCGGTGTTAGCGATGCCGGGGAAGAGGGCTGTTTCGTAGAATTTCTTAGCCAACTTGCCCGACCAGAGTGTCGGAATGAAAGTACCGCTATACGGCGTTGTCGGAGCCGCAACGGAGTTATTGACCGCCCATTGCTGAGCGTTAATGGGCATTACTGCGCCCGGAGAAATTGTAGCCATTAGGCCTCCTAAAGCGACCCTCTAGCTGCCACCCGAGCGCAACCCAAAACTAGTAAGGAGGAAGCTGCCCGTTATTGCGAACCAGAGCGTCATTCAATTCATTTTCTAGTGCTTGGTACTGCTCGGGTGTATACGCACCACGACGGGCCTGTTCATAGAACTGTTGCACCTTCGCTTGCGTCCACGTTTGCGGTACCGTCCCTGCCGGTTGCACACTCCTGTGCGCATAGTCCGGCTGAATCTGACGGCTCAGTCCGTTGCCACGTTTCGACTGCCTTTCTTGGATGAACTCTTTAAAGATCTCCACGGCTTGGTGAGCATCCATTTGGGCTACCGCGCCATTTAAAGCAATCTGTCTAGGCACCCCATATCCGGGGATCGGTGTTTTAAGCCACTCTAGGAACTCGGGGTCTTCATTGAGCTCTCTCCAATTGGGGATCGCTTCATCAAAGACATGCGTAAATTCACGCTCCGCTGTAGCATCAGAGGCCTGTTTTGTCGCGTTCATTTGAGCTTTTAATTGCTCAATTTCTGAACGCAAACGCGCAGTCTCTACGCTGCTTGTCCCTGCGACTTGACGTGCGGTTCTTTGAACCATGTCCACCATGTCCTGACCATAAACGTCAACGTCTGCTTCCGTCACCCCCGCAGGTGGCTCTTGTGTAGCAGCGACTTCTTGAAGGCGGTCATTCTCTTCGCGCAAGGCGTTGATCTGAGCCTCCATGTCGCGCACCGTCTGATTAAGACGGGGCACTTCAGCGTCGTACTTTCCTCGAAGGGTGTTGTACTTATTCTGAATTTTGCTAACTTCGTCCGCTTCCTGCGGTTTCACTGCTGCTTGCACTGGTTCTGTTGGCGCAGTTGAGGTGTCTTGGGGTTGTCCAGAAATCTGTTGCTGGATCTGATCCGCCGAGGCCGCTGCAGCTTCAATCTGTGCTGGCAATGTCATATGTTTTTTCTCCAAAACTAGCTCCGACTTTACGGTCAGCTGTTCTTAATGCTGTCGAGGAACCACTCTATAACATTCACTTGGCCCTGTACCCATCGGATATTCGAGATATCGTTCGACTTTTTCAGGGTGTCAAGCAATCTGTCTAGACGTCGCTCCATCAAACGGCGTAATGGGATGTATTCGTCGCTCTTCAGACGATTAAAGCATCGTGCTGCTTGTGCTTCTTCGATCTGCTTACGTGGGATTACATCTCCAGTCATGGCTCCCATTATAACGACTCCAATTATACCTGTCAATACTATTTATTCAATTTTTTCATTTTCTTTTAGGGGTTCCGAGCTGTGCTACCGCTTGGGGCGACCCATCCATGAGCCGCCTTTGGTCGGTCTCGTTTCCCGGTTTACGTTGGGATCCCCCTGCCTGCGGCTGACCCTGCGCCTGCTGCTGCATAGCCATCTGTTGCTGCATGGCCGCCATCTGCTGGAGCTGTTCAGCTGCCGCCTTAGCCTTAAGGATAGGCGTGGCTGGGATAATCCGATCGGTCTCGAAGCCCATGGGTTTAAGCACCTCACGGAGCATATACGCCATGCCTTCTTGGCCAATCATCTGCACAAACATCGGGTTAGAAGCCACGAGGTTCAACACTTCAGCCTGCCGTTGTTGCTGTGCCTGCTTGAGCATCATCGCCTCAGCACCCTCTGCCACGATGTTAACGTCGCCCTTCAATTCAGGGTCGTCCAGATACTGCATGTTGTAGAAGTACAAACGCTCGATAGCCTGTTTCATTACCCGATCAACTGAAGCAACGACATTTTTTATGGCTTTTCCGGCGTTGGTCATCAACATATTCATACCCGAAGCCGTGGAACCTGCACCACCGACTCGGGCGTCCCCTGTCATATAACGCGGAATACTCGTGTATTCGTCAGTTAAAACAGAGAACTTCTCGTAAATTTGCATCAATTCGCCAGCGATAGACTGTGGTTGGAAGAAGCTCACAGGAGCGGCCGTTCCGCCACCACCTTGGTCTTCAAACTGCCAAATCTTCCACGGCACCATCTCCGTTAGGTCTGACCCAGCGGGGATTCGGCTCACGTCAATGGCCACCTGTGGGCCAGAGGCGAGACTCATGTTATTGACTAGAGCACGCGCGGCTGCATTACAAATCGCCTGTGTGTCGCGGCAGAGGTCAGGAATGCTCCTACCCCAGAACCGACCCGGGATGTTCTCCCATGAGGTCTTGTAGTACGGGCGACGCCCCAGCGGATCGGGGTTCACAGTAGCCTTAATGACCCAGCGATCAATGAGCCAAGCCTCGATCTGATACTCAGCGTTCAAGTCCTCAACCTCTTCAGGCGAAAGACCCCAATCGACTAAGTACCGTCCCTGTACCGACCCCCAGAACTGGATCGCATCGATAAGCCCCGACGGATTGTCAAGCGACTGCTGGGCTTTCCCTTCTAAGGGAGCACGGTCGACGTCAACCGTAAGCCAATTAAACAGTCCGCCCTTGCCATACTCCTCGAGCACAGCGTTGATCGCGTCGGCTGAATACCCTTCCACTTCACGCAGATCCACGAGCTCTTGGCGAGACAAGCGGTGTCGCTCGATTAAATACCCGTCATCCACTGTTGTCGCATCAGGTGCCGGATAGAGCATCAAAGGATCCACTCGCTCCCATTCGAGCTTGTAGGCATCCTCTATCGTCACTTGCGTGGACGAATCAGGGGCAATCACCCATTTTAGCTGGGGACGGATACGCACCACAGGGCCTTTAATAATCGCCGCTGGGAACGTCACCAAATCGTCAATAAACGCGTCTAGGGCGTCTTCAAACCCGCCCTCGAACATCTGGTCTTTCATTTTCTGCGTCATGCGGTCGGCACGCTCTTTAGCGACCTCCTGCACGCGCGCGTACGCCTGATCGCGCACAGCGAGCATGAACTGTTTCACGTCGTCGTCCGATGGGAACACCCCCATCATCATCGACTGCTCAATCGCTGACTGTGCATGGTTCGTAATCGCCTGCTTCGTCATCTCATCGATGTCACTCACAGGTGTAGGCTTGCAGCTCCAAGGCATGCCTCCAAGGGCTTCTCTAAGCCACGAGGCGGCCGCTCGGCACTTATTACTCGTTAGCAGCATGTAGACCGTTGTCGACCCCTGCTGCTGTAAAGAGGCTAGAAGCGACGGGTTATACTCGCCGTTTCTCTGACGCAGAGACTCAATCATATCTGGCTCTACGCTTTGCTCTTTTGCGGTTCTGGCGTCAGTCCAGCACTTACGGATATATCCCGCTAACCCTGCAATCACAGGGCGGGTGTTCTCCGCCATTGCTGCGGCTCGCGCCTCCTCCATCACTTGCTCGGCGGATTTCACTTCCATGATCCCGCCGATCGTCATTACTCCTCTAGGCCCCCCTGCCATGATTGGCATGGACGTGACCTGACTTCCGACCTCTGTGCCGGTCATCGGTGTCCCACCGAGACTCTCTTGGTGTATAGCTCCCGGGAACACTGTAATCGGCTGTTGGTCGACCTGAGAAGGAACTTGCCCACCAGTCATCGCTTGGGCCTGTTCCGGGGCCCCCTGTTGCGCGGCTGGGTCCGTGATACTTCTGGGAAGTGCTGTTTGAGTCATTCACCTTTCCCCTCCTTTTTCCTTTTCCTTTTTGGTTTAACGTCAGGCTCGGTTCCCAACTCGACGGTATCCGATAACACTCGAATCGTTCGGTACATCCCGCTCTCGTCGCGGTCATCCTGCTCAATAATCAGCGAGCTCCCGTCTTCGAACATGTACGCTTCGCTCATCCCTACGGCGAGGTCACGCATCACGTCCACAAGGGCTTCGTAACTCGCCCCACTCTTGTAGTCTGTTAACAGTGCAACGACTGCCTGTGCTGTGGTCATTTCTCCTCCTGTGCCAAGGTACGCTCAACATGAAGCAAGAACTCCTCGACGGCCGAGGGGGTCATCCCACCCTCTTCACGGGCGATCTCCGTGCCGTTCTCCCCGCTCTCTTTCACACGTACAGCAATCACTGTAGGCACCTGTTTCAAGTGCCAAACCGCAATCACGCTGTCTTCGTGCTCCACGGTCGGGTCGATCTCGAGGACTTCGATCCCTTTCTTCTCACACGCGTCCTTCACTAACGGTTTCGTCGATCGACAATTCACGCAGAACGACGTGCTAAAAATCAACACCCTGTATTTCATCTCATCTCCTAGACATAGACCCATGGCATTTTGACCACCTTCATCGGCTCACGCCGACGGTGTTTAAACACCCCTGACGTATCTGAATACAAGCAGGCGTACTGCAGAGCATCGGCTACGTCACTATATGGATGGGTTTTTGAGGGTTTCTCCTCCGTATCCCCATCTTTCTTCGCCTTGTACTGATATTTCGTCTGTAAGGCCTCAATCAGCGTCTTACAGCTCGGATCAATCAGCATCCCCGGCTCACCATCGAGCATCCGCGTTAAGAACGAGTCCACCGCCGTTAGACGGGCGGCGATCACGTTCGTAGGGGCTGTGACCGTGCGCATCCCGAGCGACCTAGCTACGTCGAGCCACGTACGCTCATCGGACTGACTGCGGGTGTTCGCCGCAGGGTCAACACAAATCACAGCATCGATGCCCCCGAACCGCTCCGCCAACGTCCGTTTTATCCGATCACGGACGAACGTCAGCGCCCCCATACCCGTGGCGTAGTCCTCATGAAGCACAAGTAATCTCCCTTTATAGTCGATCTGTGTATAAATCGCAGCAGGGTGTAGAGCCGCGTCGCATCCGATGATTATCGGTGCGCCGTGTACCGCTCTAAGGTGCTCCTTGGCGACATGTGTGTCACGGTTGAAGTTCCTAAACACGGGCTGACCCTCCAAGGAGGCTCCCAACAGCCCGTCAACGTAGACCTTGCACCACTCCTCATCATGGGAGTCCACAAGGTTCTGGTAGTAGTTATTTGGTAAATATTGATCCCAGTCGCACTCAGGGCTTCTGCCTGAGGGCTGAAAGAACACAGCGGCGTTCTTCGGAGGAGTCTCCAAGAAGTCCCCCCACCACGTCCCTCTATCGGGAGGGTTAGAAGACGCGAACACCATGAAGTTCGGTTTCCCCTCATCAGTTACGCACCCACCGATTGGCGCGCCCTTCTCATTCACACCCCATTCAGGGCGGGGAGGGACTAACGTTTTGTTCGGGTAACGTCCAACACGACCTTGTAAGGCCTTAAACACTTCAGGGGAAATCTGCCTTATCTCATCGATAAACGCGAAGCTCAACTGTAAAGACAGGAGTTTTTTCACGTCATCATCGGAGTCGAGTCCGCGGAACAGGCAGTCACACTCAGTGGTGGTGCCATCAGGGTTCCCGAACCGTAAAATGAACTCATTTTTCGACCGGATGAAGTCTCCAGCCACACCGTCCACGTACTTTTCAAGGAAGTCCTTCTGTGTCGTATCCGACAACTCACGGGACGTGTTACGCACGATACAGCACCGGCTCCTACGCACACCATCGGGGCATGCTGCCATTTTGCTCGCCTGCATGGCGATCTTCATGATCGACGCTGTGGTCTTACCCGAGTTCCCAGTAACGAATATGCATCCGTTCCTACGTAATATCAGATATGTCGAAGGAACACTGAAACAGTATTTATACCCATCAGGAGAGGGCACTTCAGAGAGGTTATCCGCAACCTTCCCACTCGGGCCTTTCCCTCCAGAAAGTCCGACGGTTTTCGAGCCGTTGCTCGTCGCTGCGACACGGTATGTATCCTTGCCATCCAAGATACAGCACGTCTTCCCCTTCGTCACAGTGAACACGTACTGCGCGAAGTCAGCCGAGGCACGCCGCTTCGTTCTGAAGATTGGTTGACCCTTACAGGTCACACCACCATCCCATCTTGGGAGCTCATCAGCAATCACTTCCAACTGATGCTGGTTCGCCTTCCACCAATCAGGACCGTACTCCTTATCTCTGATTTTGAAATGGAAATAATATCGGTTATACCCCGGGCCGCTCTTGTTAATCGTGTACGGAACACCCACAGCCTTGAGTAACTGCTCAACTCTATCCTTCTTGTACTGCTTCTTGACGTTGATCGCAATCGCATCCTCATGCGCTTGAGGGATGATGTACCCGTCTGCGCAGATCGCCACAGCCAGACGGATCTCATCGTCTGTATAAGGCAACCCCTCGGCATCAGGAGCCTTGAACGTTACAGGTATCCGCACCATGTTGGCGCCGTTCCGCCTGTACCACTCGGCTATCTCTTTTGCCGTTTTCTCGTGGTAATCCTCCCCTTTCCTCCGCAGCTGGTACACAACACGATGCTCCTCGGAGACCATCATGTCTAGCCCATAAATATGCTTGAAATGGTAGAACTTATCACAAGGTAATTTAATATACGCCTGCGGGCTGACGAACTCAGCCTGCTCGCTCATCGGATCCCACTGAGCAACAAGGTCTCCCGGCTCGTACTCCGATATCGCCTTCCACCCCGAAGGGGTGAGGAACTGAGTGGAGCTATCCACGCAGCCATATGGGCCGATCTGGATCGTGATAAATTTATCACTGACGAGGTACGGTACAAGCGATCCGGGCGGTGTGTAGTCTAAGTTCATTACAGCCGCTCCATGCCGCTCAACATCACGCACAGGATCGCGAACATCATCAGGAGCAGAGACATCTGGTATAGATGCTCACCTGTACTCGAAGCAGACCGACTGCTCCCAGCCATCCCGATACACACGATCAGCAACCCTAACACCATTGGTAGCCACATCATCCGTCCACTCCCACTCTGACCATCCTCACGCAACGGTCGATCATCTCCCGTGTACGCACCTCAGCGCTCTTCGGAGGATGCTCCTTGAGCTCTCTACGCATACGGACTATCCACTCGTCGTACTGCGCGTCACGCACTCTTTGCCGTTTTCCCATCTTTGAACTCCAAGTGCACCTCAGCGCTCTTTGGCTCGATCGGCTTGGCCTCTTCGACCGGCACAGCCTGCTCAGCCGTAAGTTTTACCGTTTTCTCAGGGAGGTTTATCGTGATGGAGAACCCCGGGCCTGCCTGTGCTGTCCTGTCTCCTGTATCCCATCCAGCCAACTTCGACACCGCCTGCAGCGCTGCCACTTTATCCTTCACCGGTGTATCCTCCGACAAGGAGCTCTGGAACACGTTGTTCAGCAGGGTGTCTGCCATGAGCTTTGCCTTGTTCTGGAACGTCACACCTGACTTCTCCAGCTCAACCTTCGCTTTCTCTATCGCCGCTGCGACCTCCGGCCGCTGCTCGATTTTCAACCACTCGTCAGGGTCGAACCCATACCGAGCTGCGATTTTCTCCGTGTCCTCAAGCCCTGTCGCGCACTCAAGGATCAACTTCGGATCAATCGACGCATACCTCTCACTTAGGGTCGTCATTCTTCAGCTCCGGTGCCTTCCCCGTGAACTCCCACACCGCCGTGCGGATAATCTGTCCATACGAGCAGTGCCGCTCCTTCGCCAGCGCCTTAGCCCTTCTTATGAGCTCTGGCTCAATATTGATACACGCCTTAACCATCCGTTTTGAAGCCATCACTCCTCCTCCATGGCCGTCCAATCGCGTACAGGGGCTCCCAAGCCTGCCTGTATCCGCCCCTTCTCGCGTCTCATCTTCGCCAAGCACACCTCGAGCGTATCGAAGTCCAAGTCCTCGATGCTCACTCCATCGTCCCCCGTGCCCTTAGTGAACCGCAACTGAGAGGAGACATTGAACACGTCCGCCACCTCTTCTCTTAGATGTAAGAGGTTCTCCTTCGTCAGATCGTTCGCACACACCGCTGCTGCCTGTGCCAACTCAGAGGCCTCCTCGGCCAACTTAATGAGCTGATGCCTTACCCCGTAGTACTTGAACACATACTCCAAGAGGAAGTTAAGTTCTTTGATTTTGTCAACAGTATCAGCCATGTATGCTCCAAAATTTAAAAAGGGAGCGAATGGAGGAAAACAATAGGGGAAACCACCATTCACTCCCAAACACTGTTTACCAGTGGTACGTGCTAGTACTCGTAAGCCCAAGGCGCGCTGGTCATAGGGGGAGTTGACTCTGGCGCTCATCAAGGTACCCTTTTTGGGCGTTGGCCTAGGCAATCCAAATGCTTTGCGCAGGGTACGGTTCGCTTCGGCTACCCCTATTGGGCTTGGTAAAACGGCAGTCAACTAGTGTCGAGGGTTCGTTGCCACCGCCTTGCCAAGCCCCCCTCTTTCGAGGGGAAACTTGGGTGTTTTTGCAAAACTCTAAGGAGGTGTCAGCCAAGGAAGGTACAAGAGGTAAATGAAAATAAAACCCGTGTAATCTAAAGGAGTCCGTCCTTCCTTGCCTGACAACCGTAGTATATCACATGTATACCGAACTATACAATATTCTTCGTGAAAAAAGATTCTAGGTAAATCAAAGGGATTATCCGTATAGTTGTTTACGGATGAATACTTTTAGTTTTGGGGTTTTTAACACCTGAAATTTTGTGATTTTGCGGACTGAGTAATCCTTGACGTTTTGCGATTTTGAGGGGTGGCTGCAGATCACATTGCGAGGGGTTGGGTATTCACAAGGTATATACCTTTTAAAAACTACCCCCCGTGTGCAGGGGTTGCAGTACTCACCCCCCTGTGATCCCCCCTCCCTCCTGACTCACCCCACCCGTGGGGGTGGTGGTCTACCCCCCTAGGCTCTCGGTATACGGTAAGAGGTTGAAAGCACGGTAAACCTCCCAAACACATTCAACCACCGTGCTAAAGGAATAATTATGAAATATACAGTTTCCTCCCTCGCTCGTGCTAAATCATTAGTTCTTTCTTCAACAAAGAACTATGAAGACGCAGTCAACGAATACCTAAAAATTCAGTACGTCCTAGATTGCAGGAGCGAAGACGCGCAATCATTCAACCATAGCCTTAGGGCTATGGTAAAAGACGGGATTAGACAAGAAATCCTAGACTTATACGTACTAGTTTGCCGATTCTTCAAAAATACAGCACCAAAGGACTTAAATAAGTTTGAAAAGATGAACTTATGGTCGTTGACTAATCCAAAAGGAAAGAAGTCAACTAAAGTGGAGTTCGGATATAGACACGTGATGAAAGCACTATGCAGTCTTATGGCTAAGGCTAAGAAGAGTCGCTCAAAAGCGGCTAAACAGGAGGTAGCCTGCCTAGCTTTGTTGATTAAAACAACAAAGCAAATGAGCAGTAAATAAATGATTTACCTAGTTTACTGCAAAATTAAAGTTATAATATAACGTAATCACCCCTGCGAGTGCCATTGGCACTCGCAGGGTTTTTTTATTGTCCGCATTTTGCAAAATGCGATCACAAAAATGATAGGTCTTGTCGGCAGTCGGCGAACAGGGCATAGGGTGAAGGGTGAAAGGTATAGATGTTACCGTTTTGCAATTGTAACAAAATTGTAACATCTATACCTAGGAGCGTCTAGCGGAGTGTCTAGTGAAAATACAATTGTAACAAAATTGTAACTAGACACTCCGAAAATGTCTAGTAGTTTGTCCAAGGGATGGCTAGGGGCTTTTTGGACACCTAGTATATTGATAATATTATATTATTTTATTATTTTTATACTACTACTAGACACTAGACACGATTTTGTGATTTTGAGCGCCTCGGTACGCGCGAGAAAACACACACCAATGCATTTTCTGTGTGTTTGAAAATCACAAAATAGCGCCACCCTCATTTTGGAGTGTCTAGTTGTCTAGTGCCCTCGTAACCCTTTGATTTTAAAGGGAAACCCACTAGACACTTTTACTAGACATTTCTCTAGCGTCTAGGTATCCAATTTTCCAAGGGGACTCCGCCACCATCCCCTTGGATAACTAATAGGTGAAAACCCTAGGTTTTCCCTACAGGTGTACGCAGGGTTGCGAACACCCTAGAAAATGGTGGTAATTACAAAATCACACCACAACATATTGGTGTGTGAAGGAGATTTAAATGTTAAACGTTATTACCCGCTCAGCTATCGCTGAGCAAAAATCTGCCTTTTGGCAGTTCGCCCACCACGTTGGGCTCGAAAGCGGGAAGACGGTCGTGGTCTACCCAGACCGTCAGGCTTTTAACTTCAGATTGTTGTTCGAGGTGTACGCGGACAACAACCGTATTGTGTATATCCCTGAGACAGCCGTAGCGTTGGAAGGCGCTACGGTCGTGGCATCCCATTGCAACGAAGACGGGAAGTGGGAAACCCGTCGCTTGGATAGTTTCCCGTTCTCCCTCCGCACTGAGGAGGGAGTTCTTAACCTTTGCTCCATTTTGGAGGCGGAGGGATTTTTGAATGAGTAGGGCTGAAGCGATGGTCGCCCTCTGGAATGAGGGCAAAGGGGACTTGGGCAAAGTGCTCAAGTTCGCACTTAGTTACGATCATGGGTGCATCGCCCATGGATTTTCCCACGATCGCAAAGAGGAGTGGATTCATTACACAGATGAATCCATCCTCATTATTACTTTCCCCTGCATTGGCAGGGGGAGATGGTCGCACCCTGAATTGATTCGTATGGAGGTGTGCTATGACGCGTAGACATCACCAAAATGAACTCACGCTCCGTGATGAGCGTGAGTTGTCAGAGTGCATATTCTATGTGCTCTGGCGCATCCTTGGGATATTAACAATCGTAGGCTTTGGGGTCGCTTTCCTCATTGCCTTTTGTTAATCCTCTACTACCCCGATTTTTTGTGGCACTGTTCGGGAATAGTATCAGAGAGTATAAGTGCCACAGACTAAAGGCCTATCATGCGCCCGCGATGCGTGCGTGTGCTAGGCATGGAGGATTGCTATGCAATTCAACACTAAAATCCCAGCCAAGGAGTTTGGGGGTGCGATTAAGCACCCTATCCTTGGCTTCTGTAAGGGCGAGACCCCTCCCTATGGGAGGATTGCGCCCATCGATTTAGCGCATGCGTTTGATGCGAAGACGCTCGACGCATTGCGCCTCTGGTGGGAGTGGTATGACACCCGCTCCCCGTTATTTATCAGCGGCCCGACAGGATGCGGGAAGACATCCACGGTGATGCAGTTCCTCGCTCGCGTCCATGCCCCTGCTGTGACGATTACCTGTCGAAGCCGCATGGACAAGCAAGACCTAATCGGGAACTTCGTTGTCAAAGAAGGTACAGACAACGGGTTCGCATGGCAGGATGGGCCTGCCTGCCTTGCTTGGCGCTACGGCTTGACGCTCGTTATTAACGAGTTCACCGTGGCTCCCCCTGAGATTTGGGTATCGGCTAACGATATCCTTGAAGGAGACGCCATCGTGAACGAGCGCACGGGTGAGGTTATCCCTCGCCATGCCAACACCCGTGTGATTATCACAGATAACATGGCACCTGCTGGGGGTGCTACGAGTTACCTCAACCGCAACGACCAAGATGCATCTGTCATCGATCGTTGCTGGCATATCCGCATGGACTACCTCCCTGCGGATGTAGAGGAAGGGATGCTCGCTAAGACACTGAGCGAGCATTTCGATATCGGCTTGGCAGAGAAGAAGGCTATCTCTGCCGCTGTCCGTGTCGCGAGGAAATCTAGGGAAGAGAACGGGGCAAAATGCACCCATCCCTTATCCTCGCGTGTCTTGGTGCGTTTCCTTGGCATCCTATTCAGGATGTCTAAGGACGCACCTAAGGGTGCGGATGTCGTTGCCGATGCCCTTGCCCTGACTTTAACCTCAGGGCTAGACGAGTCTGAGTGCGCCTACCTCCAGCAGTTGGCGCACTTTGAATTTGCGGGAGAATGACTATGGGCTGGACAGTGTGTAAGAACGACAACGCCTTCCCCGTCAAGTTCTGCTTGATGGAGAAGACAGGGCCCCGTATATATGGGGTGTTCAACCTCATGGGGATTGCTACATACCGATACTCCGGCTGGTGTGGGTTGCTCCGAAACGGCGACCGTTGGCGCATCGGCGAGTATCAGGGGACTGCCCCGCACATTCCCATTTTTGAGGGCACAGCGTGGGAGGTCGCTGAGTGGATCGCGGTGAACGCGAACTTGGGGGTGAATGGTGCACCTCCCGACGTTCGTGTTTGGGTGTTCCCCTTTGACTATAAAGGAGATGCACCATGAGTTGGCGACCCTTAAGGTTCTGGGAGTGGGAGGTTCGCAGCTCCTTTCCCGTTAAGTTCGCCATCCTCTATCACTTTGGATGCGAGCCCGTGATGTGCGATATCGACGACATCTTGAGAGAGGTCTTTGAGGCGTATCGCAACGATATCAGGGTGGAGTCTAACTTCCACGAGTATCGGGTGATGGATATCCGTAACCTAGTTACTCCTCCTAACTACAACCCTGTGCTCTTCCAAGGGGATGCGTATGCCTTGGCATGCTGGGCCGCGGCGCAGTCTCTTGAGCGCAGGATATATGGGGATGCGTTGGCAGTCATTCCCGTTGACTGTAAGCAAGATTAATTAACCAAAGGCAAAACGGCAAAAGGGCGTCCGTTTATCGGTGAAGGGAACCTCCCTTTGCTTGCCTAACTATGCCCTGATTTTGAAATTAGTATACGGAGGTATACATCATGAGATATACATTAGTTGGTGAGGTTCTTAGTGGAAAGGCCGTTCGTAATGAAGGCATGTACGTCTTGCGCGACAACACAAGTAAGGCTGCGCGATTTGTGCAGGTAAAGCACAGTGGAAAGATGTGTGCTTGCAGTTGGGGCGCTGCCTTTCTATTGGCAGAGGTAAATATGTACTACTCCACTAGAGCGGGGGAGTATGTGCTGTCGAACACTACCTATGCGACAGGGGAGGAAGAGCGGGTCTTGCTTCGTGGCGATAGCTACGACTGTGCTCTATTCATCGCCCGACGTGCACGGGCGTTTGGCTTCGCAATTTATGCGACCGATGTCCCATTGGAGGCTAACGATGCGGAAGAGTGCTAAGCAAGAGATGAAGGAGATAGCCCTGATGCTTACAGGCGTCTTCCTGTTCTTCTTTGTTGTGCTACCCACTATCGGGGGGTGGCTATATGAGATTACAGCCCGATAACCGAGAGGGGTGGATACCCCTAAGACCTATCACGCGCTCGTATGCGCGAAGGAGTAAATATGTTGTTTGGAAAATATAAAAAAGGCGTGCCTGATATTTGTACGGCGCGATTTGGGGAGTGGCATCCGCTTCACCGAGGGCTAAATGGCAGGTGCCCGTCAGTATTTCGTGGGGCTGCCTGCATGTATAGGTGCGGGGAGATTTACACCCTGCGCTCATACGGCTTGGTGGTTTGCCAGTGCGACCCTGCCACTGGCAAGTTCCACAGATGCTGGAGTGGTTGGTCGAAGACCACTTCTAGGCACCTGAGGTACTTCTTAGAAGAGGTATGCCCCGGTGTTTGCCCACCCACTAAGCAGGAATGGGAGGACATGGACGTCGTGCCCGCCTACTTTGTGGCGGGTAACGGTCGTGGTTTCTGGGAGGCTAGCGAATGAAAAAATCGAGATTTGAAGAAGTCGCCAAAAAGGCCAGCACAAGAGCGTGGGCCCCTAAAGGCTATGAGCTAAATGGTGTGCTTTACGATGAAAATAGCGTATGGGCACACCTCGTGCCAAACTGTGGTCGTGCAGAGCTCCGCCGTCGCCTTTGGTATTGGGAGGGCAAAAAGAAGCGCCGTATTCCAAGAGGGATCGCTATTGATGCCTGCCAACGAGGGGTTCTTTACCCTCGTGACGGAGGAGTGATTCCTGCGTTTGGGTGGAATGCTGAGGCATTCTCATTCAGCCCGCAGCCAATCATTTGCGGACGGATTAAATATGGGAAAACTTGGCCACGCGAGGCTGTGCTCGCACCCCCGCTTAACTTGGACGGGAGTGTGTTTAGAGGTGGCACTCGTACCGAGCATTTGAAGGCTATCCTCAACGGCTTAGCCAAGATGTGCAACGATACCTTCGAAGGAAAAGAGGTCTTCATGTGCCAGAACGTAGTCAAAGCCTTTGGCTACGCCTTGTACGATGACTATGGGCGGCACGAAGTCAGTCGGGAGGAGTGCGACCTAAGAGCAGCGTTGGTTGTATCAAAGTTCGTTGAATGGTACGAAGGCTGGACTAAGGCGGGCCAGCCAATCGAGCCTGAAGTGGAGGAGTAGATGTTTGTAGACACTGATTACTACGACAACGAATTGCTTCGAAAGTTAATCCCCGGATTTCCTGCGAGGATTGAGGTCGGGTTTGCATACCAATCAGACATTGACACATTTAATGATGTGATGGACGATTGGGAAAACGCAGACACCAATGACCCTGCGGACTTCGAGGCTTGGACGTATGACTTCGAAGCATGGATGCCCAAAGCCCGTGGGTATTGGGAGACAGGCTACTCTCCTTGTGTAGAGATTTACAGCGCCGACGGGAGCAGCTATGACTTCTTCAATTTCGAGGAGCACTACATCGGCGATGAGTGTCCTAATCCAAAGTACTCTCGCTCCAAATGGTTGCGAGAAATTATCGACACGCTCAGTGATGAGGTGCTCGGATGGGATTGGACTGAAGAGGACTTCTTCTACCCTTGCGAGGACTTTGCCTCGTTAAATATAGCCGAAGACGGGACATCTGATGCGTTCAAAGCGCCGGTCGAGATGCTCTTGTTCAAGCATTATTTCCTCGATTGGTACGAGGAGTGGGTTAAGCAAGGCCGCCCGATAAGAGCCTTGAGTTTCGGTAGAGATACCGAGCATCCTATTATTGGAGAAATGGAATATGAAAGAAGGTGATTTCTACGTTAGAAAGATTGGCCGTGCCACACTACTAAAGATGATGCCCGACTTCCCTAGTCGGCTATGGTTCAGCACAGACCGAGACCACACATTCGTCTATGACGAGAAGGCGTTCTTTGGTGATGTGATGTGCGAGGGAAGGACTGTGCTTTTCTACGGAGCACGATGCCACCTTGGTAATAAGGATTCAGATTACATGCTGATCTATCCAAATGAATGCAAGGGCCCAGTGTTTAATAGCCCCTCCCCTCGATGGTTGCGGGCTGTCCTTTATCAGCTATACGAGCAAACTAGGCATGCCCTTGATGAGCAAGGGTATGAGTACAGCAAGTCAATGAATGTGCGTGAGTTGCTCGTTGAGTCAATGGCGCACAACGCAGGAGAGACCTTTGTCTTCGTGGATAGAAAAATAAAGGAACGGTACAAAATGCCATCTTTGTTATGGCTCACCGAGTTCAATACTTGGTATGAATCGTGGAAGAAAAGGGGGATGCCCATGATGGTGCGGTATCCGTACGAGAACAAAACAGCAGATCTGTACCTGCAAACAATTCAGGGAGACTTCCCTGATGTATGTGAATACCCAATGGAGGTCGAAGATGACGTTCAAAAGTAACAGGAAATACACAAATCTCGAGTTAAAGAAAGCCCTCGATGGGTTCCCCAAGGGAATGACATTCCGAATGGGATGGAGCCTGAAGGGTATCCCCATCCAAGTGAGGGTGGCTTATAAGGATACCTTCGTCGCTAATCCCTTATTAGTAGAGGGGGACTTTGGGAAGCTGTCCGAGGAGGAAATCCTCAAGCGTACTGTGAGTACTCTATATAAGTATATGAAGGACGACCCCGATGCGTTCGATCGGTTTAGCTCAGCCTTCTTCTATGCCACCCATAACATGGCAGATGGCGTGAAGGAGGACTACATGATGCCAGCGCGCATCTATATGGCGAACTACATGCAGTGGTTCGAGGATTGGGAAAAGAATGGGAGGAAAGTAAATGTCTGAAGACGATCTTAGTTTTGACGATTTAAGGAAAGGCTATGACTATTACATTGACAACGAGATGCTGAAGAGGTATGTCCCTGATATTCCCGAAGGCGTTGAGCTCTACATTTGCCCTCAGAGCACGTGCACGGCAGAGCCGTTTAATCCGTATACATCTGTGTATACACAGATTAAATACGGGGGCCTGTGCTCTTACGATTATGGAGACCCAGAGGGAGAGGCTAATCAGTTTGATGTCCGTCGCCCCGAGGAGTTCGACTATGTCGCTTGGCTAAGGAGTGTGTTTGAGGCAAGCCTTGACCCAATTGACGACATACTCGATAGCCCATCGCGCTATGCGCCTAATGAGGACGGATGGGAGATGCCAGCAAAAGTGCAACTTGAAATCTTTCGGACAAACTACCATGAATGGCACAGCTCATGGATGAAGCGTGGTGCACCGATTTACATTGGCTTTGAAACTGTAGATAGATACAACGGTCACGGGGTGAGGAAAGCTTTCCATGCAAAGTATCCTCTAGACCCAAACCTCACGGCTTCCGAAAGAAAATAGTATAGTTCGGTATACATAAGATAGATATATCATCGCGACCTATCATCGCGCGTTTGTGTGGGGGCGTATTCCCACAGTTATTTATAGGAGTTTTAATTATGAAATATTCCAACATTTTTGATTCCGTCATCGCTCAATGGGGTGCTAAGGATGGACACAAGGTTGTCTTCTATGTTCGCTCATCTCCCGGCACGGGCAAGTCCTCTTTATCGGATGACATTACGAAGCTTCTGCAACAGATGCGCAACATCCCTGACGAGCGCGTAGTAACAATCAATCCATCTTTGAGAGAGCCTGCGGACTTCTTGGGGTTACCCGATCTGAATGGTGAGGTGACTCGTTGGGTGCCACCCGAGGACTTGTATAGGATTCGTAAAGGGCAAGGGCCGTCTATCCTGAGATTAGAGGAATTGTCTGATGCGGACATGAGTGTGCAGAACCCATTATGCCGAATCATCCTAGACAGATGTGCGGGCTCAATGCCCCTCAGTGAGGAATTGTACATCTTCTGCACGGGCAATAGAACAGAAGACCGAAGCGGTGCGGGTAGACTGTCCACGAAGTTAGGTAACCGTATGAGGGTCTTGGACTTCGACGTGGACGTGGACGAGTGGTTGAAGTGGGCTAACACCCATGGCGTACCAACGACTATCCAAATGTACATCAAGTGGGACAAGCAGATGCTCAATAACTTCGATCCGAAGAAAGACATCAACCCCACTCCCCGCTCATGGGCGGACGTGAGCCGAATCCCGTTCGACAACCCAGCCTTTGACTTGGCAACACTTGCTGAGCATTGCAAGGGGTCGATTGGTGAGGAGGCTGCGAGTAAGTTCATTGGGTTCTTACGCCTGTATAGAGAGTTACCGAACTTCGACAAAATCGCAACCTCTCCAGAGAAGGCGAAGGTGCCTTCTGACCCACAGACACAATATGTTGTGGTTGCACGCATCATTGAAGCGGTGAAGGCCGCTGAAGTAGGGAAACAAGGGAAGTTATGGGATGCCTATTGGCAGTATCTCAAGCGCCTAGACCATGCAGAGCTCCGCATGATGGCGACTAACACCCTGTGCCAAGCCTGTCCTGCGATTCTCCGCACTCAGGCATGGAAGGAGTTTGCCAAGGAATTTTCTTATGTCGCTGGTTGCTAATAGTATAGGAGGGTATACATATGACTATCAATTTCCAAACCCCTAGCCTTCGTGATAAGGCTACAGCCGTGAAACTCAGCCGTCGCATGTTCAACCCGTCACAGTATGACCGTGCTGTGACGACAGCGGTGGATGCCTCCAAGGGCACAGCCCGAGCGGGGAAATATATGAAGCGCCTACTCAAGCACTGCACTGAGTTGGCCGATGTCATCTCTGCATACGGAGATGTGTATCAGTACGTCCGTGAGCACACCCTCCCTTGGATGGATGAAGGGATGCGGCTTGTACCGAACGCCTACTACTCCGAGTTCATCCTTGGGTATAGGGACTTGGCTGATAAGGCAGACCAAGCAGTAACACGTCTATACAACGTGTGGGATGCTGCAGTACAGGCAGACCAAGCGGTGCTCAAGGGGATGTGGGACCCTGATGACTACCCATCCAAGGATGAGATGCTGGATAAGTGGGAACTGAGACTCATGCCTATGCCTATCCCCTCTTCCGAAGACTTCCGCATTGACTTGGACGAGACAGACAAGGCCTTGCTCGATCAGAAAATCGCAGAGGTGGAAGCCAACGCCACCTCCCATGTGATTAAGGAGGTGTTCGAGCCTGTGAAGGCTATGGCAGAGCGCCTATCTGTAGCGAAGGGAGAGAAGGGCTCGGTGTTCCGCAACACACTAGTGTCTAACGTGCTGGAGGCCTGTGAGCGGGCGAAGGCACTGAATATCAACCACGACGAGCGCGTGGATGAAGTGGTGAAAGAGGTCACGGAGTTAATCGGCTCAACGACTCCTGACGACCTGCGTGAGGACGAGGCGCTCCGTGCTCACATGGGGAAGAAGATGAGCGAGATTGAAGAGACCATGAAGTCGTGGTTCTAGGAGGATATATGGATAGTACATGGGAGAAGTTCGACTCGTGGTACTCACAGAACGGGTTCACTAAGTACGTGCATGAGGATTGGAAGTCCAAGTACAAGCTCTTTGACTTGGAAGACGGAACTACCTACGACTTGTTCGAGGTATGGCGGATGAGGTTCCATGAGTCAGACCCTTATGACTTTGGGGACTTTGAGCTGCATCGGAAAGGGGACGAGTACCACGTGAACCATACGATTTTCGATGACGACCTAGAGGAGGTTCGTTGTGATGAGTGGCACTTCGACTCCGAGCGGAAGTTCGCTCAATGGATGCTCGAGGAGCTCGCTTGGAGAGACGATGGGTGTGAGTACTTACTTTGTGACTTTAAGGAGGATGTATGACAACAAGAGAACAGAAGAAGTTGAACGAAGCGAAGGTGCGGTTCGTTATGCGATTCCCCTTCTTCGCTGGCCTGCTGTGTAAACGTGAGGTCATTATGACTGACCAAGTCCCTACAGCAGCAGTCGATGACAAGGGACGCATCTATGCGAACCCTGAGTTCATCAAGTCGCTAGACAACGAACAGATTATGTTCGTGCTGGCACACGAGTGTATGCATGCGGTGTTCGCCCACAGGCTACGTATCCATGACCGCGACCACTTCCTGTGGAACGTGGCTGGGGATGCGGTGATTAACCACATGCTCAAGGAGTGCAACGTTGGCAAGCCGATCGAAGGGATGGTGGACTTCGATTGGGTAACCGATGAGACCACAGCAGAAGAAGTCTATGAGAAGTTATTGAAGGATGGTAAGAAGCAGAAGCAGCAACTCACCATCTCCATGAATGACTTGACAGATAAGACACCGAAGCAGGAGGGTGACCCCGCAGGTGGTGGCAACCGACCGACTGACTCAGAGGTTGCCGCAGCCATCCAAGAGGGGAAGATGGAAATCGCCGCAGCCTACCAAGGGGAGAAGCTCCGTGGCTGTGGAGGGGGTGCTCTGGGGAGCATCGTGGAGGCCATGCTCAAGGTCAAGGTGCCTTGGTATGAGTTGCTCGAGCGGTACATGGTGGGTAAGCATCGGTCAGGTGTGACGTGGAACAGGCCGAACAAGCGGTACTTACGTACAGCCTACCTTCCGGGCAAGACCACAGCACCAGCTATGGGGCGTGTAGTGATTGGGGTGGATACCTCAGGCTCGATTGGTGATGAGGAGATGTCGGAGTTCTTAGGGAACGTTGCACGGATCTGTGAGTTATGCGACCCTGAGTCCGTGGATATCCTCTACACCACCGACAAGGTTGAGGAAGCCGAGCACTTTGAAAGGGGCGACTACTCCTTCGAGTCAAGGCATAATCGTTGGTGTGGTGGTACGGATATGCGTGCGGTAACAGAGTGGGCTGACGATGCCTATGACGGGGATGTGGATGTGACGATTATTTTCACAGACGGTTACACCCCCTTCCCTACCGAAGCATGTAGTGATGTTCTGTGGGTACTCACCGAGGAGTGTGTTAAGTTAGACAGCGATGCTGTCGGTGAAGCAATCTATCTATAGGAGGAACTATGGGTAATCCAATGTATTGGAAAGAATATATCAATATGGAAGACCAGCGTGTGTATGGGTACTTCAACAAGAAGTTCAGCGACAAAATCGCACTAGGTCGTGTTAAGAAGGTTAACGATAAGAAGTTCGAAGCAGTCTTCGCTCTCGATCCGGGACACGAGGAGAAGTGTGTGTCCTTTGAGGAAGCCAAGGATTGGGTGGAGCAACAGATGCTCTTGTGGGTGATGAAGGGGAATACCTTAGCACCGTACTTAACTAACAAGGGTGACGACGAGGAGGACGAATGATGTTTAGTTTCTTTTCAACAAATGTCAAGCGAGAAATCCGCTTGATTATGAAGGCCCTCGAGTATTACGAGGAGCATGGGGCGCAGACCGAGCAGCGCCCGATTGTTCACAAGTTGTATGAGAAGGTGCGTGAAGCCTATTTCTCTTCTTCCGTGGATGCCTTGGCGCGTTCACGGGATGAGGGAGTGATGAGTGTGCATGACCTAACCCTATGGCAACGAGTGAAGTTCTTATTTGGAGTGTTCTGATGCAGACTGTAGTCCTTGATTTTGAGACTTATTATGACAAGGACTTCTCGCTCAGTAAGAAGACAACGGAGGAGTATGTACGCTCCCCGTTGTTTGAGACCATCGGTGTATCCGTCAAGGTGGGGGGTGACCCCATCAGATGGATCACTGGTGACGATGCTTACATTCGCGAGGAGTTGGAGAAATTACACCTAGATGAATGTATCGTTGTTGCCCACAACGCTGTGTTCGATGTGGCTATCCTGACGTGGAGGTATGGGATTAAGCCGGGGTTCATTATGGATACGATGAGCATGGCTAGACCTATCATTGGTCTGACCGAGGCGTGCTCGTTGGGGAACCTCGCCAAGTATTTCCACTTGGGTGAGAAAGGCACTGAGGTGAAGAAGACGCTAGGCATGCACCGCGCCGACTTCACCGAGGAGCAGTTGGCTGCGTTCGGGGAATACTGCCGACAAGACGTTAACCTCACAGCGCAGCTCCTTCCCCTACTCCTTAAGGAGATGAATCGGGAGGAGTTGGAGTTAATCGATCTGACTATCCGTATGTTCACGGAGCCTGTCATCGAGCTCGATACCAACCTCTTGGCCAACCACCTCCAAGAGGTACAGGCGGAGAAAGATAGACTGCTCGACCTCGTAGGGCACGAAGGGCGTGAAGCGTTCATGTCTAACGACAAGTTCGCCGAGCTCCTACGGGCTGAAGGGGTGGAGCCCCCGACGAAAGTCAGTGAACGTACAGGGAAGACTGCCTATGCGTTTGCCAAGACAGATGACGGGATGAAGGCTCTCCTAGACCACCCAAACGAGAGAGTCCAAGCCTTGGCTTCGGCTCGCCTTGGGTTGAAGTCGACCATTGAGGAAACACGTACACAGTCATTTATAGATATCGCCAAGCGTGGGCCGATGCCTGTGCAGTTGATGTATTACGGTGCGGCGAACACAGGGCGATGGAGCGGGTCAGGTGGGATTAACCCACAGAACCTCCCACGTGGTGGCGTGTTGCGTCAGTCGATGCGAGCCCCTGAAGGGTACAGCATCGTGGCGTGTGACTCATCGAACATCGAGGTGCGTGTGGAAGCGACCTTGGCAGGCGAGGAGAACCTCTTGAAGGTGTTCCGTAGCCATGGGGATGTGTACTGTTCGTTCGGTGAGCAGATCTATGGGCACCCGATTAACAAGCACGACAACCCCGAGGAACGACGCATTAGTAAGACAGCGGTACTAGGGTTGGGGTACGGCACGGGTTGGAGGAAGCTCCAATCAGCCCTCAAAAATGGCGGGACTCAATTATCTGACGATGAGTGTCAGCGTATTGTCAGGCTATACCGTCAGCACTACTCCAAAATCTCAGGTCTTTGGAGTGCATGCTCGAAGGCTCTAGACCACATGTATGAGGGATACACCGATGATATAGGCACGACCCGACTACACGTCGATCCCAAGGAGAGGACGATTGCCCTACCGAACGGGCAGAAGCTCCGTTACCCTGACCTTCAACGGCACGAAGGGGACATGGGTTGGGAGTATGACTACCTCGTTAAGAGGGGTGGTAGGAAGCGTGTATATGGGCCGTACCTATCGGAGAATATCACCCAAGCCTTGGCGCGTATCGTGGTGAGTTACCAGATGCTCGCTATCCGAGATGCGTTGAACCGTCGGTCAGCGCAGATGAAGGATGGCAAAATCAGACAAGTTGTCCACTTCGTCCATGATGAGGTGGTGGTTGTAGTTCCAGAAGACGAACAGGAGGTCACTATGAAAATGATGGAACTGATTATGTCGAAGCCCCCTGAGTGGGCTCCAGAAATGCCAGTCTCATGCGAGGCTGGAGGGGGTAAAACCTATGGCGATGCGAAGTAGTAGTGTAGTATACTTACGTGTAGTGCTAACGTTAGGAGAACACTATGGTTAAGGGCTTAACTGCGGATCGTGAGAAGATCAGGGAATGCTTGATTCTCTTACTTGATTACCGTTGGGGCGCAAAACGTACAGCTCGTCTTCGTGAGGCTGTGCGGATGTTGCCAAGGAAGTCCCCGCCATTTAGGGATGCGTCGACAAAATTGCAATATATCGTCGACCTCTGCCACGATAATGCCACCAATATCGCCCCTGTTCTCGAGCTGCTGACGAACGCAGACATCGAGCGTAAGGCGATGTGGAGGAAGTTCGAGAAGGAGTTCCCTAACTACAGCGCACGCCGCACTGCAATCATCTATAACTCTCGCAACCTTCGTCTCTGCCAGCAACAGGCAATCATCATCGAGATGCTCAAGGCAGGTGGGGAACCCCTGTCTGACGAGCGTAAGCGTGAAGTTAAGGCGCAGTACAAGCAGATGTGGGATGAGTGGAACGATGAGTTCCTCTTGGCCCATCCCGAGATGCCACACAAAGCATGTCTACATGCGAGTGCGGAAAGTCGGAATGCTCGTATGCAAGAGATGTGTGACGCTGCGTTAGCCAAGGCCGATCCGAATAGGAAAATCACAAAAGACGAGCGCAAGCTCATTCAATTAAAAAGAACGAAAGAGGGAGTTAATGTAGATGTCTGATAAAAAACCGCTGCCCCCTTGGAGCGCCTCATCACTGATGGCGTTTTCTTCTTGCCCGCACAAATATTATCGTATACGAGTGCTTCGAGACGTGAAGGAGCCACCACCAAGCGATGCAATCCTGCTTGGGAAGAAACTTCACAAGGCATTTGAAAACGCCGTGAACCTGAATGAAGTGTTACCGGGGGAATTTAAGGGATGGCAGAAAATCATCGACCAAATTAAGGCACTGCCCGGGGAGAAGTTCTCCGAGTTGCCAATGGCGGTGAATAAGGCCTTTCAACCTTGTGAGTTCCGTGGAGCCGATGCGTTCTCCCGCGGTGTGGCTGACCTTGTGGTACTGAATGGTGACGAGTGCATCATCCTTGACTACAAGACAGGCAAGCGCAGGGAGTCGGATCAACTCGGGCTCTACGCCGCGTATGCGTTCGCGAAGTGGCCACACTTAAAGGTGGTTCACACAGCCTACGTATGGCTCAAATGTCGCGTCATCGATAAAAAATCGTATACGAGTGCTTCGGTGCCTGAGTTATGGCAACGATGGATGCCGATCTATCGCAGGCTCGAGCAAGCATACGAGACAGGGGAGTGGCCACAATGTCCATCGGGACTCTGCAGAGGGTGGTGTCCCGTATCAGATTGCAAATATTGCGAGTTATAGGAGTTTAAAAATGGAAAAAACATTGACCACCAATGACCTTAAACAACTGATGAAAGAAGCCTCGGATATCTTGATACGCCGAGTAAAGGAGCGCAATGAGTACGCCAGAAGGGAAGGTAAAGACCAAGGTAAGAGACAGTCTTAAGGCTGCTCAGGCTTGGAGCTTTGCCCCAATATCAATGGGCCCTCTTGGTCGTCACGGGATACCCGACATCATCGCATGCGTACCCGTGACGGTCACAGAGGAGATGGTAGGAAAGACCCTTGGGGTGTTCGTAGCAGTCGAGACGAAGGCCCCGGGAAAATTAAAAAACACAACCCCGAACCAACGTAAAGAGCTCAAGCAAATCGCTGAAGCCAAAGGCGTTGCGGTAGTAACAGATGAGGCTCAGACCGTAGTGGATGCGATCGACAGCCTCAGATGCGGGGATATCACTTATAGGGTTCCAACATGATTAAATACTCAGGCACTGAGGCCGCAGTGTATACAGGCATCGTCACCGAACGCCAGCACTTCGGCTTATTACAAGCATGGATGACTTCAAACGACCCTCTCAAACACGCACAGTGGCTGCTGCGGCAGTTCTGGCGTGGTAAGCCCTCAGAGCCAACGAAAGTCCTAGACATTGGCTGTGGCACAGGGGAGCTCCTTTTCCAAGCGGGCAACCTCTGGCCGAACGCCCTACTCATAGGGATTAACAAGTTCGGTGGGCAGGTTGTTCTGAGAGAAGACGATACAGCCCCTACTGGTATCTCTGTAGCGTTCGATGACTATGAGCACCACCCCGAGGTGTACAGCGAACTTGGCGCAGACCTTGCGATGATTACCTACACCGTTGGGCACTTTGATGCTCTTAGTTATGTGCTCAGTGGGGTTAGGGCGGGCATAGCCAAGGGCGGACGGCTTGGGATTTACGACATCTGCCGTCGGTCTGTTTTATACCCATGCCTGTTTGGATACAGGCTCTACAGCAAGCGCGAGATTATCCGTGCGCTCCAAGAGGCTGGTTTCAAGAACATCGCGTGGGAGCAAGCCTTCTGCCCCATGGTTACCCAAGCACTCGAGGAGGACGCTCGTATTGAGTTCGAGCAGAAGACACTACCGTTTATCTTAACTGCGGAGGCTTAATGGATATCGCAGACAGAGCATTGCAAGATATAGAACTGATGGACTCGCTTATCAGTAAGCGAGAGGTAAAGCCCGAAGCCGAAGCCACAGGGAAGTGCCTGTGGTGTGGGCGGAAGGTAAAGAAAGGACGTCGCTGGTGCGATGTTGCATGCCGCGACGATTGGGAAAAAGCAAACAAGAGGAGTAAGTAATGCCGCAATCACCGGAAAGGAAGGCCGCCTACGACAAGGCGTACAACGCTCGGCCTGACCAAAAGAAGAAGCGTGCCATGCGTAACGCAGCACGTAGAGAAATGGAAGAGAAAGGCCTCGTCAAGAAAGGCGATGGCAAGGATGTAGACCACAAGCGCATGCTACGGGATGGGGGTAGCAACAACACTTCTAATTTGCGTGTTGTTTCCGCAGAGAAGAACCGTGGCTGGAAGCGCGGTAAATCAGGACTTCGTGGAAGATAATATGAAAACAGTCGTGTATGAACCGAAGAAGTGCGTATTGGTGAATGTCGAGGATCCCCGATCGATCACTACGGTTATCCCGACAGCCAAGACGTTTAACTATAAAGGCAAAGACATCGTAGCCGTACCGCACAGGCCCGATGAGACGATGGTGCTCAACCAACTTGGTGGCAACGTCCCTCCTCCGATGAACCTGTACTACCCCTACGAGTGTCGGTTCAAGCCTTTCGACGCGCAGAAGAACACAGCGCAGTTCGCCTCCATGCACCACAGGTGTTTCATCCTGAACTCCATGGGCTTGGGTAAGACGATTACAGCGCTGTGGGCGACGGACTACCTACGCAGTATTGGGCAAGTTCATCGTACTCTCATCGTCTGCCCTATCTCTGTTATGGAGAGAACGTGGGCTGATGAGATTTTCCGCTCGTTCACCAAGCTCAAGGTCAACGTCCTTTACGGTACGAAGGCTAAGCGGTTGAAGCTCCTTGATGACCCAGCAGACATCTATATTATCAATACAGATGCCGTGGGGATTATCAAGGACGCTTTGGCAGACCGCCCAGACATCGACCACATCATTATCGATGAAGTCGCCCTCTTCCGTACAAGCACGTCCGTGCGTTGGAAGGCATTGAACGTTGTCTGTAACAAGCAGTGCGAAGGTAAGCGCAGAGTATGGGGGATGACAGGGTCACCCACACCGAACTCACCTACCGATGCGTATGGACAAATTAAACTTGTCGCTCCGCAGTCCCTACCCAAGGAGGGGAAGACCTTCTCTTGGTTCCGAGGACTGACGATGCTCCAACTCTCGCAGTACAAGTGGGTGCCGAAGCAGTCAGCCACAGAGACGGTGCATCGGTACATGAGCCCCGCTATCCGCTATGAGTTGAAGGATGTAGTGGAGTTACCCCCACAGGTTGTGGTTCAGCGAACCGCATCCCTCTCCCCTGAGCAGAAGCGAGCATACAAAGAGATGTACAAGACCCTGCAAATGGAGGTCGCCGAGGGGACATGCACAGCAGCGAATGAAGCCATCAAGGCCTCGAAGCTCTTGCAGATCTGCTCTGGGGTGGCGTACGGCGAAGGTGGGAAGGTTCTCTCCCTCTCCGCTCCCGATCGGCTCAAGGTAGTCGAAGAGGTGGTCGATGAGTCCGAAGGGAAGACGATCGTGTTCGTCGGGTTCTCCGCAGCCTTGGAGGCTGTGGCTGAGCACCTACGTCAAAATCACACTGTCGAAGTGGTGGACGGATCAACACCGAAAGCCAAGAGAGATGAGATTTTCCACGACTTCCAAGAGTCAGACACACCACAAGTTATTGTGGCAAACCCAAGTACGATGTCGCACGGCCTAACCCTGACAGCCGCGACTACTATCGTATGGTATACACCTGTATGGAGCAATGAAGTATACCAACAGGCATGTGCACGCATCTTCCGTACAGGACAGACACGTAGCACTGTGATTGTTCAGATTGTCTCATCAAATCTAGAGAATCACGTATACACGCGTTTAGATGAGAAACAAAGTACACAAGGAGCGTTGTTAGACCTTGTTAAATCAGGGAAAACTGACTTTTATTAACCAGCCTTGACAAGAATGGTATACGTATGTATCATTCGAGTACAAGGCAAACAACTACAAACAAGAGGTATATATGTGTAATCTACAAACCAAAGCCCCCGACGACCTCGTGGCGGCTTATATTAATCTTCGCCAACAGAAGGCCGAGTTGGAAGCCAAGCAGAAAGAAGAGCTTGCCCCTCTGACAGAGGCTATGGACCTGATTGAGGAGGAGCTCCATCAGCGTATGAACGCGATGGGTGTTTCATCAATCAAAGTGAAAGATGTAGGCACTGCCTATACCAAGCGCGTGCGCTCGGTGAAGGTCTTTGATAAGGCTATGTTTATGGAGCATATCAAGGAAACACAGCAGTTTGATTTGCTGGATGTGCGTCCGAATAAGACGGCGGTTGAAGACTACATCGCCCAACATCAAGAACTACCACCCGGAGTCAACTCTGTCGAAGTTGAATCCGTGGGATTCCGTAAAGCCTAAGAACAAATTTCTCATACTCATTTTTAAAGGAAAATATCATGAGTAACGAAGTCACGATTTTCGATAATACGTCTGTTCCAGCCTTCATGCAGGGCTTTGATAATAATGAACTCGCCGCCTATATGACGGACTCCTACGCTTCCCTTTCGATCAAGGGCAAGGTCTTTTCCCTCGTTCGCGGTGGTGAACGCACTGTCCTGTACTCTCCGGGCACACGTGATGTGTTACAGCGCATCAATGTGATTATCCTCAAGGCAGGGCAACATCCAGCGAAGCGGTATTATAAGGGAACATTTAAGGATGAAGGCGAGGCCATCAAGCCTGTGTGCTTCTCTTTCAATGGACAGCACCCTGACTCCGCTTCCACAGAGCCTCAGTGCAAGTCCTGCGGTGCTTGCCCATACAACTGCTTCGGTACAGCCCGTCTGTCCGATGGCTCACTTGGTAAGGGTAAGGCCTGCACGGACTACGTCCGCTTGGCCATCTGTGCGGCTGATGCCAACTCCCATGATGATGTGTTCTATTTGGCAGTGCCTGCGGCGTCGATTAAGAACTTTAACCAATATGTTACACTGTTGGCACGTCACAAAATGCCAATCTTCGGTGTCCGTACGGAGATCAGTTTCGATCCGACGGTTGCCACTCCGAAGCTCTGCTTCACAGCAACGGGAGTCATTGAGGATCAGAATGAGTTCAACCAAATTCGTGAAATCCGCGAGAGTGCAGTCGTGAGCAATATTGTCAATGGTGCGTCCTATGCACCTGAGGCTCCTGCCCTCCCGTCTACACCTGAACCCACACCGTCCGCGCCACAGGCACAGCCACAGGTTCAGCCGCAGCCGCAGGGATCAACAACCCCTGTCCCTCAGTCTGTCGTTAATCAGACCGTGAGCACCGCAGCCGACAAGGTGCTCGAGAGTGTACTCGGGCCCAAGCCGCAGCCCTCTACTCCTGTTACTCAGGACTTAGGCCAAGCCTTGGCTAACCTCGGGTTCTAGTTGTTATCCCACAACCGCGAGGTAGTGTAGCGGTGGCACGACGGGTTCATTACCCGTAAGTTGAAGGTTCGACTCCTTTCCTCGCAACCAAACATTTGAACCCGTCCTCGCGACGGGTTCCATTTCACGGGATAACAAAATGGACACACAGCAATTCTTAGAGAGCATCCTTCCAAGCGACGCTGTTTGTTTAGTCGCTACCAAGGAAGGGAAAGGCTTCAAGCATAAGGGCTTCTCCGATTTCGGTGAGGCTGCGAAATATATCGCTGAGTGTGACGCTCAAGGGATCGAGACCTATCACGCGTGCTCGGGGTACCTCCGTGCTCCGTACACAGTGAATGGGCGACTCGTCTCCCGTAGGGATGTGAATTGGAAGTCTGCCAAGGCGTTCTGGGCAGACATCGACTGTGGTGCTGAGAAAGCCGAGAAAGGCAAGGGATACCCCACACAGAGGGACGCAGCCATAGCACTCCTTGGATGGTGCAAGGAGCATGGCTTCCCCACTCCTCTCATGGTGAACTCAGGCAATGGTGTCCATGCGTATTGGACGCTCACCACACCGATCGACTCCGCAACGTGGTGTGACCTTGCGAAGCGGTTGAAAGAAGGGATGCTGAGTACAGGGTTGATTATCGACCCGACACGTACAGCAGACTTCTCTTCGATCCTCCGTCCTGTAGGGACACATAACCACAAAGACCCCCAGCACCCCAAGGAGGTGAAGGGGAATCCCGGAGCCCAAGCGCTTACACCTGAACAGGCGAAGGCACTCATCGATACCCTCTGCCCTGCAGTGGCAGAGACTACAGTAACGAAGAAGGACTACCCTGAACGTAAGCACTCCGCTGAACTGTGTGCAGAGCACTGTGCACAAATGGCGAAGATGCGTGACACGCAGGGTGATGTTGACTACGAAACATGGCGAGGTGTCATTGGCATCATCCGCCATTGTGAGGAAGGCATCGAGTTAGCACGGAAATGGTCAGAGCGTAGAGCCGAGACAGGCCATGAGCAGACGGATGTTGAAGTGAAATTCAACTCTTGGAGCGCAGGCCCCACGACGTGCGAGTTCTTCTCCAAATGCAATGGTGGATGTGAGAACTGCCCACACAAAGGCAAAATCACATCCCCCATCCAGCTCGGTGTTATCAAAGAGCCACCCAAGCCCGATGTCGTTAAGGGGCTACTCGAAGGCTACGAGTCTCGAGGTGAGGTGGAGGTTGAAATCCCTGCCTGCCCGAAGGGGTTCGGTTGGGATGAAGACGAGCACGCCATGGTGGGGTACATCATGAATAAGGACAATGAATGGGAGACGATCCCATTCACCCACACACGGCTGTTCCTCTACGACCGCATCAGAGATGAGTTTGGAGAGCACTACTTTATGTGCCGTGCGATTTTCCCTCAGTCATATATCCGTGATTTCAAAATCGCAGGATCGCTGATTGGCGGTGGTTGCACACATTTATTGGAAGAACTAGGCAAGCATGAGATTATGGTTTGCCGAGGGAAAATTACAGGTGAACTTATGCAGAGTTATTTACGTTCTCAAGTAACTACCCTCTCGGAGACCACCGCAGTGAACCGTACCTATGGTCACTTCGGGTGGCAGGACGACGGCAGTTTCGTTATCGGGAATCGTCGGTATGACTCGGACGGCAACATGTCTGAAGTCCTACTCGGTGAAGCGGCCCGTGAGAAACAGGGTGCGTTCCCTCTGCCACAAGGGTCTGTTGAAGCATACTCCGAGCGGGTGAATTGGATTTACAACCGCCCCGGGATGGAGCCGATGCAGTACCTCATCTGCTCGCTCTTCGGTGCGCCATTGGTTGAGTTCATGGAGCCGACCTACAACGGCATCCCGTGCGCTCTAACAGGTGCCGATTCAGGTAAGGGTAAGACCACCGCAGCGCAGGTAGCCCTGTATGCGTTCGGCCGTGCTCATCCTGATTTAAGCCTTGCTGGCTCCCGTGGTAGCACGGCAGGTGGTCAGGCGAAGTTCCTCGGTGTTCTTCGCAACCTTCCGATCCTCTTTGATGAGGTGACGAACAAGACCCCTGCGCAACTCTCGACGATCTGCTACGAGCTCTCGAACGGCGTTGAAGTTATGCGCCTCCGTTCATCGGGTGGGCACGTAGGCTTCGCTGATAGAGAGGCTTGGCGTACACAGACAGCCATGACAGGGAACGCCAACATCGGTGCGAAGTTGGCACTGAACGGCAACGCTGAGGCTGAGGCCATGCGTATCTTTGAAATCTGCACGGACAACCTCGACATCCCGAAGCTCGACCCCGTGGTCACAGCGACGAAGGTGGCCGAAATCGCGCAGAACGCTGGGATGGCTGGTGAACGGTACATCCAATGGCTCGTTACCCATCGTGAGGAGATTTCTCGTCGACTCACTGACACGTACGAGCATATCAAGGAGGATGCGACCCTTGTATCCCAGCCGAAGTATCGGTTCTACCGCAACCACTTGGCTTGCACACTGACAGCGGCTTCAATCATGAAGGAATTGAAGATTATCGACTTCGACTTGGAAGGCCTGCTTCGCTTCGGCTTAGCGGCTGTGCGTGAGTGTTTCAACCAAGCGGCAGAACTCGTGCGAGTGGACGAGCCAATGGAGATCTTGAGTGCCATGCTCACCGCGTTCGGTGGGCAGACAGTCATCACTCCAACGTATGAAGTGCCCGCCACTGACCCGCTGTACAAAGTCGTGTGCCCCCAAGGGCTGGTTGGACGAGGGATACGCTCCAACGCATCGAAGAAAGATACCTACGATGGCAAGCTATTCCTCAGCGCTCGCTCTGCCACAGAGTGGTGTGCTGCGAACCGTGTACCGAAAGGGAAGTTCATCCATCAGCTTAGGGCTCTTGGTGTCCTGCATGACGCAGGTGTGCGAATGACCCTTGGCAAAGGCACGACAGCGGTCACAGCCCAACAGCGTTGCTGGGAGCTCGACCTTAATCAAATAGAAATGCCAACATCAACGGAGGTAGTAGATGGAGATCAATGTGACGACAGACCTACTCCGGCGTCTGACTAAAGCCCGAGAACTTATGGCGAAGGTGAACAACCCGCCAGAGAACATGAGTGAGGTAGCCTTGAACCATCAGCGTCGCCTCCTTGCCGACCAATTCCAAGAGATAGGGATCCTTATCACCCTGCTCTATCAACCGAAAAAGAGAGACTAACAATGCGTGATTTAAGTGCGCTCAAGACCTCCGAGGGGCTCGCCGACCTCGACGATCTTTCAAGAATTTTTGGCGTGGGCAAAATCACAATTTCTCGCTGGGTGCGTGATGGCAAATTGCCGCCATCCAAGAGAGTTGCTGGTCTGATTGGCTGGGACATGGACGAGCTCCGTGCTGCCCTTGGGATAAAGAAGGAGGAGAAATGAAGCCTTGGCCGATTGACAGGCTGATTTGGAGGGAGCGAGAGAGACGGCGGCAGTATCCCCATGTCACTCCCGACGCAGGGATGCACCTCACGTTCTACGCTCTGGCTCCCGATCGACAGCAGTTCTACGTAATCAACAGCACCGCTGAGGGTTTGGAGGAGTTCTACAAGGAGCACTCCGATTGGGATGTGAAGTGGGCTCCTGACTTTAACGAGCTCTGGCCATCAGAGCTCGAGGTGAAGTTCGAGACGTTCAGAGGGAAGATCGAGGACGTCCTCGAATGGCTGGCCTATGTGTGCTTCGCTCTTGCCACGGCGTTCGCTGCGTTCTACCTTGCGGTTGCTATTTACGAGCTCGTAAAATCATAGGAGGATAAAATGCGTGATACTCTGTTCTATATTTTCTTCGCGGCCATCGTCCTCATTGCTTGTGCGTTGTCTATGATCCGCGTTGTTTTTGTCCTTTGAGGGTTATAAAAAAGGTTATAAATCCAAACTCACCGCCCGCGAACCCGCATGAATAAAGGACTTCCGAGTCCAGTCTTGGGCACCACCCATCCCACATCCCTAGACCGTTGAGTCTAGGGATTTTTTCATCTCTAGGGTGTGTAGACCGTTGATTTCATTGGGAGTACGGACTAGCACTCGTTGCATCATTTATTGACATCCCCTATACTCCGCAGAGCAAGTTTTATCATTCGCGGGTTATAAAAAGGGTTATAAAAAAATGAAGCAATCGGATGTTACGAAACTCCCTGATGGTCTCCACCGCGCAGAGCCATCATTGTACCTGTGTGTCAAGGGAGCGAGTAGGTCGTGGGTCTACATTACGAAAAAGAACGGCAAGCAGATCCGTCGAGGGCTGGGATCAGCGAAGACGGTGACATTAGCAGGAGCGAAAGTCGCAGCGTCAAAATTTCGCCTTGGCGTAATTGAGGCACCCAAGCCTGTGGCCAAGGAGGAGAAACACCTCTTCAAGGATGTCGCAGAGGAAGCGATCGAAACTCGTGCACTGGTTGTGCAGTTCAAAGCGGGCTCACGGAGTGAACCTCGCATGAGACAGTATCTTCGGGACTACTGTGGTGCGATTTTGGATTTAGACGTTAAAAATGTGTCCAGAAAAGACGTTTTAAATTGCCTCAAACCGATTTGGTTTGATAAACCGCACACTGCAAGCCGTTTAAGACGCTTTATTTATATGGTTTTTTCGTATGCTTTGGCCAAAGAACTCCGAACTGCGGCGAATCCTGCTGATTGGGAGGGTGGTCTGGAGTTCCTCCTACCTAAGGAGTCGGCCATCGCTACTACGGAGCCCCGAGCAGCCCCGACGTTCGAGGAGTTAAAGACAGCCTGTGTGGAGTTGCGGAAGAAGGACGGTACAGCGAGTCGGGCGATCCTCTTTGGCGTTCTCACCTGTACACGTGTGTCTGAGTTCCTCAGTGCTCGGATGGAGGACATTGACCTAAAGAAGAAATGTTGGACGCTTCCCGCTGAGAAACGAAAGGGACGGCACTCGGCGCCACACCGCGTACCATTATCCAGACAAGCATTGATGGTTGTTAAGGCATGCGGGGTTAAGGAAGGCTACCTGTTTCCCGGACAGTACGGGAAGAACGCTCACCTGAGTCTGGACACGCCAAGACTGCTGTTGAACAGGCTGCTCCCCGAAGCGAAGACGATGCACGGCGTTCGATCGACATTCAAGGACTGGGCTACGGAGAACAGATGGGACAGAGACCTCTCTGAAAAGGCCCTGTCCCATAAACTCGGTAGGAGTGACACTGAGTCAGCGTACCTACGAACCGACTTGTTCGAGCAACGCCACCCACTCATGCAAGCGTGGGCGGATGCTGTGCTACCACTGTGACTGACGCTGTAGACCGGCACGGTTCTGCTTGGTTGAAACTACGCCACCGACCGCTTCGCGCTCGCGCTTGAGTCTCTGTTTGTAGGTGGCATCGAGCTGCTTCGCAGGGATCGGTGTGTAACCAGCGTTCTTGCGGTTCCGGTTCAATTCACCGAGTCGCTTGTACGCCGCAGCCACACCCTTGTAGTCACGGTTCGCCTTAGCTTCGTTAAGCTCACGTTGGATGCGTGTCTTCTCTGTGGAGAACTCGTTGTCGTGGCGCACCGTCCACCCTTGGAGGTAGTTGCGGCGGCTCATCGTCTTCGAGGTGAGACCAAGAGCAGTAAGGATGTGGTCGAACCCGCTCATTCCTTCCGGTTTAATCAGTACGTCACCTGCACGGTTCGTGTACCCTTCATCAGCCAAACGATACGCCTTAAGGCTGTTCGAGAACAAGCCGTATGGCAGGATGTTCTCCATGGCCTTACCGTAGTTGCCTTCAAGGAGGTAACTTGCCCCTTCCCAGAACTTCGCACCAACGGATGCCCACGGGCCCGCTGCGTTCAAAGCCAATTCACTTGCATTGCGCTTGCCTTTTGCGACATCGAACTCGTAGAACGGCAAAATGCTGTGCATGTCACCTGCGCCAACCTTCTTCGAGAGGTCAACCCCAAAGAGCATCGGGATACCCTTGAGGAGGAGGTCGCTCATATCCTTATCCTTCACTGTTCTACGGATAAGGTCTTCGTCATCATCTCCGGATCCACCCATACCCATAACCAAGCTACTCAGCGCCATCGCCTGTGCAACAAGCGGTGTGCCTTTAAGCCCAGCCATAGCGAAATGGGTCATCATAATCAGCGCTAACTGACGGCGAGCAATGGCACGTTCAGCGGGAGAGAGCTCCGATTTTGCTGAGTCACGCAGTAAACGATAGACCATACCAGCTTGGATGAATTGGAATTTGCGGAATTGCGTAGCCATTCTAAGGAATTGGTTTTCGTTCATAATCGACGGGGCGTTCTCTTTCGAGTAGTCGCCGTGGGTCTGAACAATTACTTCCTCAGCAAATTCACGAGCTTCCTTTTCAGACATCTTTTTCTTCTTTGCATTCCTGTATGCGACGAGGAACGTGGAAACGCGGTTAATCGTTTCGACTGTCTGCGCCTTCTTCGAGAACCAATTTGTCGTCTTCCCTAGGGGAGAGGTATCACTCACCTCGCCAAGTTCAGACGCCAAGCCAATCGTCAGCAGCTGATGGTCACGGGCAGACATAAGTGCTTCGTATTCGTCTCTTGGCAGCCGATCCTTCAAGTTCCTCAGTGTCTTATCCTTTGAGATAAGTCCGCCAATCTGCTTCATCACTCCAACGAGCTCTCCTAAGCAGCTGATGCGCAACCGCCCGTCGATATACGGAGCGGACATCATCGCTGGCTGGAGGAGGTTCTGTAAGTAGAACGCTGGGTTCGTTAGGAGCATCCACATAGACGTGGTGCGCATAATCGCACCCGGAGCCCCGCCTTTCGTCGGAGAGAAGATCTGCATCTGACGGCGACGGACTTCGTTGGCCACGATAGAGGCCTCGTTACGCTGACCTGTAGCACCCTGTGCTCTGACTTCCTCGTTCATCGCTTCCAATGCCTCATGGATAGCTGATGAGTTATCCATAGATGCAATTAGGTGTGATGTCGCCTGTGCATGACGGAGGAAGTTCTCCATGATGTTTTCGCTGTATCCTGCGACTCCACGGCGCCTCAACATGGCTTTCTGCGCAGCAGCATCAGGGAGCTTACGGATATAGAGGTCGGTAAGAACGTCGGTCATGATTTCGAGGTCTTTCTCTTTAATCGTGCCTGTACCGTTCTCGGCGTCCATATCCTTCTTCAATTCGCGCAGTAGCTCACTCGAAGCTGCCCATCCCGGAACCTGATTGCCCATATAAAGGGCTTTTTCAAAAATTTGAATACCCTCATTTGGCGCATCAGGGAAGTCCCTTCTAAGTTGGTCATATCGTTTATTCGCTTCGATCGGAGATTCATAGAACTCCACAACGTAGTGTTTGTCACCCTGATTAACCAGCTTATCCAAATCAGCCTTCATTGTCTTGAGGGCTTTCTCCTGCGCTTTAGTAGCCTTAGTACCCTGTTCGGAAATTTCTTTTTGTAATTTTGCAATCGCCTTTTCGAGGTTCATGTACTCAACGCTTCGATACGTCACAACGTGTTTGCCATGGCGACCGAGCGAGAGGTAGGGGTGCTCAAGGGCATCGTAGAGGTCTTTCGACATGCGATCTGTCGGACGACCAAAGCGTTCCGCTTCGCGCTTCTTAATTCTGAATAGCTCAAGCTTCTCTTCTGTACCCAAGTTAAAGATGTCCCTGAAGATTTGCTTCGCCTCTTTGGATAGGGCGTTGTACCGCTTAAGGAACAGTGCATATCCTTCTTCGTCAATAGCAGCTGTGTGCATCATGTAGTCATCCCATGCCTTCTGTGTGGGGAAGACACGGTCATCACGATATGCCCAGAAGTTGCTTGTCGTGGACTCAATGGCGAGGGCACTCAAACGCCCCTGCTCATCTTTACTCAGCTTGGAGAAATGCTCAGCGATATCGGACGCTTTTTGCTGCCATACGCTGCGCTCTTGCATGAGTTTTTCAACGCTTCTCCACCACTTCTCAATGGAGGGAAGGAGGTGTTTAAACTCCTTGACAAGATTGCGGGCGAACATGAATCTCAATGCGCCGTTTTTAGAAGTTCCGAGTATAGCTTGCGCAACTGGTCTAAGTCCTTGAGGTAAGGCGTCGACGATTCGATCTCGTGCAGTAACTTCAAGACGGCCTCGGGCCGCTTGCTCTCCGGCAGTTTCTCGATTTCCTTCGGTAGATAGTGCCTGCTCTCCAGCTCCTCGCTGTAGATGTCCTCGTCCGGTGTCGTTTTCAGCGCCATCTGTACTAGCCTCTCGTCTGTTGCTTCTGACTTCGCTGCTTTCCTTGCCACTAGCATGAACAGCAGACAGTGTTCCAGCCCCGTCTCCGGAAATGGAAGATACCCCTCCTTCGTCCAACCCTCGCTGTGTTCCGGATAATAGGTTTTCTCTGGTACCTTCGGATTCTCTTCCTCCTGATTCATTGCTGTTGGCCATGGCTCCATCACGTACATTAAGTCCTTCAGAGAATCGAGTGCCTTCTGCCAAGCCCCCGGTCTCGGCTTGTGTGGTTCCACTCCTGCCTGATACCTTACCACTCCGAATAAGAACGGATTCATGTAATCCATCGTTAGCTACTCCTGTAAGAAAATCTATAATTCCGGTTAATCCTGAATTAGTTAAGGTCCTCTCAAGATGAGAGGAACTAATGTCTATGGTGGCAAGAAACTCTAAAACACGCTTCTTGTCGACGGTGTCTAACCAAGTGTCTAAGTTTTTGTAAAATTCCGCCAATGGCTTCTTAGAGCCCGCTTGCGAGGAATCCTCTTTTTCTTTCTCCCGTTTTGACGCCTCATAGGCTTCCTCTGCGCTTATTGGGGAACTTTCGACAGACTCATACTCCTCAGCTAATGCTTCAAGAGAGTATAACTGCTCGTCAGGGATTGCGCGATCTAGCTCAAACGGTGTTCCTTTATCCATGTAGTACGGGAACAGTCCTGCCAAGAGCTCTTCAGCCGCAGCTTCTTTGGCGAGTTGCTCTGCTTGGGCTTTCGTCGCTCCATTATGCAACGCACGTTCTCTCGCATTCTTCATTGTTCTGAGCGAATGGCGTGCTACTTCAGAATACATTCCCCCCTTCTCGGCGAGGGTCTCCAAATCAGAGACAACCTTACTAGTGAGATGCTTTGTGAGGGTCTTTCTAAATTCACTGTTTTCTGCAATTTTCGCATGAATAAACTCATGGATACCGCGAGTTTCGATAAACTTTTCAACTCTTGCTGTATCTTTGTTAGCATCTAACTGCGCGCGCTCTGCAGTGCTCATTACACTCGGATGGCAAACCCGCAAAGTGATAATTCCCCCCGGAGCATTCACACTGGTCGTTTCTCGTTTACCGTATGCGTTCTTCTTGACCTTAACCCCCTTGACCAACGCACCATTGTTCGGCGTAAACCTTGACCCCTTGTCCGTTTTCACAGAGGTAAGCGAGCCATCGGAAATCCACAAGCCTTTGGTCATCGTGTAGCCGTGTGTATGGGCAAATTGGCACATCTTCGCAATGGAAATCGCTGCAGAACGAGACACCACCCCCTCCAAGCAGGATGGGTCAAAGTTGCTCTTAATTAGCACACGCATCGCCACATCTGCGGGAATCATCACTCCGCCGTTGCCACCTCTGGCAAACACTGCAGATTCGATAATCTCCGGATCAGCACTTGAGGTTTCCATCGCATCGAGCGAGGCATCGGTTACCTTTTCATATGGCTTATTCGCTTTCTTATAAGCATCGACATCCTCTTGTTGCTGTGCTTCGGTTTCTTCTTTAGGCGCTGTTAGCTCTTTTGCGACCTCCCGGGCTTGGTATGCCAATTCCTTCGTTGGAGCCAGTGGATGGCTAAGCCGGACTGTCACAAAATGAAGGGCTGCGACCCTCCCTACACGCAACGGGGAGTCACTCTTAGCAAGAGAGTCGATGCTCTTGTTAATCTCTTTAAACAACCCGGCGGGCTTTTTACTCTTTTTCAATAAGTCAATGATATCTTGGGTAAGATTCTCGACCGTAGGATACGGCGCCCCCATCCAATACCCGTTCTTCGGGGTAAGCGCATCTACTGCCTCATCGAATGCAGCAATAACCACACGTTTGAGTGGAGTTTTTAGTTTCTTTAGTGCGACCATTTGCTCAGGTGATACATGGCCGTCCCCTTGGAGGTAATTGAGTACCTTCTGATTTCTAGCCCCTGTTTCGTCAACATTGTACTCATACCCCTCCATAGACGGAGTCAAGTAGCGTTCAGTGCTCTTTGGGAAGTAAGTTTCGAGGAAGCTACGCGCAGCGCGAACTCCCTTCTGCCACTCAGCGAAAACTTTAATCGCTTCCAATTGCTCAGGAGTAGCCGCTTTAACCCTGTTCGGCCCTAGAATCTTTCCCCCGCGTTTTTTCTCCGGTTTTATTACATTATAGTTGTCATCCAACTGAGGAAGCTCCGCTTTTTCCTCTTTTGAAAGGCTTCCTTCTTTCGGTGCTACTTCATTAAGCCGCGAATCTGCCAATGGGTGCAATCGTGTTTCCCCGACACGCGGCCAGAGCTGCTCTTCACGATTAATCTTCCCTATCGCAAATTCATTAATCTCTTTCATACCAGCGAGAATACGATCCTTCACCTCGGGATTCTGCGAGAAGTCCGCAGCGTCCAACGCCTTACGAATCGGCCGTTCGAATTGCCGAATCATGCTCTCACGCGTACCAGCGTAGTTCATCGTGGAGAGATAAATCTTCCTCACGCCCTCTCGGTACAGTCCTAAGAATATGTTCCCGTTATCACGACTGAAACTCGCTCCCATATCCACACGTACAGCAGTCTGCACCTGCATTAACTCAACAAGGAACGATGCCGCTTGCTCATTGTCTTGAATCGAGTTAAGGAGCTCTTTCTCTCGCACTTCGTGCTGCGCTTTCGCTTTAGCACTCTTAGCACGCGCTTTTGCGGCACGGATATCTTGAAGCAGTGCATCAGTCTTTTGGATCTTTTCCCAAGCGCCTTTGTTCTGAATAATGTCTCGGTACTCAGGTAGAGCGGTAAGATCTTTCACTGTGGCGAACTTATTAAAGAACTCGCGCATGCCCGAAATCCTATCCAAGGGGGACGGGATGACCTGCTCATAGTGCGACGGGGTTTCCCCATCCATGTCGATAATAAGGTTGCCTGTGGAGAACTTAATCTGCTTGAACCAATTCCTGCGTACAGCACTCTGAATTAACTGATTGAAGAAGCTATTGGCGAACACGTTCGACTTAAACTCTCCAGACACACGATCGTACTCACCTTGAACAGAGCGGCGCTTACCTGTGTTGGTGAACTCCTTCGCCGTGAATTTACGAGCGAACGCTCTGAAGCGGTCTTGCTCGTGTGGATCAATCGCCCCCTCAACGTCTTTTTTGGAGAAGAATTCCTCGTTAGACTCACCGAGCTCTGCTGTGATACGTCTTTGGGCTTCCTTAGTCTGCTCGCTTAAGTAGAATGCACGCTCTGAAACAGAGAACATGTGCGCGAGTTGCCCTTCAGTAATTTTCCTTCGATGCGCCTCTTTGCCTCGAACCTTTCGTCCGCCATGGAGGTAGGTTTCGCATTTGGAAAGCTCCTGCAATGGGGCCAAGAGGTTTATAAGGCTCTCTTTTGCTGCTTTAAGTGTCCTATGATTGATAGACGCAGCCCCGAACAAGTCGTTGAAGAACACAGTGAACTGCGTATTCTGAATAAGCAGATCTGACATTTCAATCATATCCGCCGTTGTGTACATCACATCACCGACTAGTTCAACAACGTTCTTTTGCCAAGCATCGCGCCTTGTGCAACGTAAAGCGGGACGGAGAATCTGAATGGCGAGGTCATTGAGGATTTCCGGATAGTGCCTTGCGAAGAACTTGCAGAAGTCGTCGTATTTCCCTAGGTCTTTAATCGCTTGAATAAAGTGTGGTTCAAGCGTGTAGACGTCTTCCTTTGCCGGCACAGACTTATTTGTTTGCACTGTCTGACCGTCGATACCTATACGCCAATCTTTTTTCGAGGTAAAGAGTCGCCGCGCGTCGGGGCCTAGAATATTCAGTGTCTTAGCAATGTAAGCGTAAAACTTGCGTTGGATGTACGCTTGACGACGGCGATTAAGCGTCTGTGCAGGAATGTTGGTAATACGCGCGTTCCACTCCTCATCGTTCGAATCATCACGCCCGAGGGCATCACGGATTTCATACTGCCGTGCAGACTCTTCAAAATTCGCCTCTTCTGGTGCGTTCCTTTCCGGATCCCAGTTATACCCAAGGGTCGCACGGAACTCGTCTAGGTCAGCCACACGAAGGAACTTCATGAGCTTTAGGCGCAACGCCATGCGCTCCTCGCGTGTAAGGCCATACTTCCCTTTCTCATCCTCCATTGTGAGGTTACCCATCGGGGTGCGCTGCCCTGTAGGAGCAGGCTTATCCGGCATGGCGTTCAGTTCATTGAGCCATTTTTCTGTAACGTTGTACTCAAATAGCCGCCCGCTCACTGTGGGCTTCACGTACACCTCGTTATCCTTTGGATCGGAAATAAGCTCAGCGACTTCACCTTCAGTAAGCTCGCCTTCTTTGACTTTTTGAATAAGCGCCTTTTCCCTTCTGCTGAACTTAGTACGCGTACCTTTTTCGTCCTCAGGGACATGGTCAAGCCACGTTCTCACTGGTGGATTGACTTTGTATACTTGGCCGCGATTCTTATTCGGATCTGCGATTTCTTCGGAATTTTTTTCATCGATATTTGCGTTGTCGCTAGCAGTGTGGTCTTCGTCCGCCTTATCCTTGGCGGTGTACTCCTCCCCTTTGTTTGAAATGGCGTAGCTCAAATCCTTAACTACGTTCGCATCGCCAAAGTGGAATTTTTCCATGAAGTTCAGAAGGCTTTCACCTTCCCAAAGCTCTACAAATCTCGAAAGGTCGTCAAACGTTGGGGCGTTGGTACTGCCCTTCCTGCTCTCCAAGTACGCATCAGCAACACTTGCAGCTATGGGGTATACCGCGTCGAAATTCTTTGACTGATCTTCTGTGTATGCACTGTCCTGACTCATGGCAATCATGGTCGACTTGAACAGCGCATCTGATGTTTCCTTTCCTAACCGCTTCTCGTAATACTGCCAAAGAGCGTACTTAGTTTTACCCGGATCCGATGAAAGCTTGCAGTCCTTCGCGAATTGCCCTGAAGGAGTATTGGCAAACGTTTGCTTGGGAGGTGTTTGCCCGGAGGAGGTCTGCCCTTGTGCACTCCTCTTTGCTTTTCTTGCCTTATGCGCTTCTACTGCCCAAGTAGACACCTGTGCTTGTAAATCTGAAATGTCCGCCTTTGGGTTCTCCAAGCGGAGCGCAGCGAGTTCAATCACAGGTGCGCGGTTGTTCTCTGTTTGGTTATTACTCTCAGCGAACTTCTTTGCCTTCCTATGCAGAGCTTCTGCTGTGCCGATAGGCTTGCCATTTTCAACTGTTTTACCTGTTTCCATGACCTCGATGGCTAGATCGACTAGCTCATCGGAGCTATGGTAAATGCGGTTGCCATGGGCGTTCTGAATTGACTCAGACGCTTCATCGACTGCCGCTGCGACCTTCTGTTTCTCTTTATTCTTGTAATTAAGGAATCGCTTCGCGGCTTCAACACGAATAGAGCGACCGCGAGACTCACGATCTTTCGGTACAACGATCGAGCGAGGGAAGTACTTGCCTGCTTCTTCCTGTGTCTCTTTGTCTAACTGCGCTTTCGTCTTTTTGGGCGGGGTTGCCTCAGCCTTTGGGGCTTTTTTGCCTTTCCCCTTTTTTGGAGGAGCTGGTGTTTCGCTTGGTTCTTCTGTTGGCTCCTCTACGGACTCCCCCCGTTCAGCTGCTTCCTTCGCACGGCGCTCTTTTTCTTTTTTGGCATGCTCAGTACGCTTCGCCTTTTCCCAAGCATTCACACCCATCGAAATCGTTTCAGGGTCTGCATCGGGGTTCTGCAAACGCAAAGACGCAAACTTGTACGCACGTGCTTGATGAATGGTGTTGCGATCCTTCGAGAGAATCTGCTCATCAGCCATCTTATCAAGAGTCTCATGCGCGGATGTGCCTTCACCTGTTTGCCCGAGAACATTCATGGTGCTCTCGATTAAACGATTACCACTGCTGAATGGGCGCTTATCCCCAGCCACACGACCATGGTCGTTCGCCTCATCCATTGCCGAGCTAACTGCCTTCTTCTCTGGATGATTAATCGCCGCGTATTCTGCCGCATTCTGCTTGCTAATACTCGTCCCGCGTTTACTTCCTGAGAATCTATCGCGAGCTGTACTACGCGGGAAGGCAGCCTTCGCATCATCCACCGATGTATCAGGGGCAGTCTCCACTTCAGCGCGTTTACGATAATTCGCAAGAACGGCGTCCTCGTTACCTGTAGCAACAGCCTGATCAGAGCCTGTAGCCTCCCCGACTGGCTTGAACATCTCTTTAGGAGCGTTTTTAGGATTGCCCGGGTCTTCTTCGTCTTCTCGCCTAAGCCGATCCGCCTCTGCAAGAAGCATATTCCGCTGCAAATCGTTCTGTGCATGGGCTGCCTCGCTTTCAAGAGCCCAAATTTTATCCTGCCGATCTGCATGCCTTTCTTTATATCCAGCATACGCCTCTGCAAAAGTAGGCGCAGAAGCCTCTTCATTACCTGCCGGAGGAGTAACCTCTTTGCCCTGAATCGGCATATTCTCCGCGTCTACACCAAGTTTGGCTCTTTCAGCCTCAGTAAGCGGGTCGCGCGTGTCTACAGTCTTATTACCTTGATGATACGGCAACTTCCCTTGGGCTCGTTGAATAAGCTCTTCCTGACTCGGACGGAACGGCATAGAGATTCCATGCATGCCAGCACCCATCGCACCACCAAGTGCGAAGGACTGGCCTACGTTCTCGCCCATGCCTTCTTCAATCGGCTTACCACGGGCGTAATTCGGAAGGCCCGTTTCAAATGCACCTTGGATGGCTTCTTCCGTACCTTCCGTTAAGAACGACTTGCCGAGGTCTTTGCCTGCTTGCCACGAACGCCCGAGGAGGGACTGCGGAGCGCTCTTCTTTGCAATAAGCTCCTTCGTCGCGGCTTTCGCAATAGCCTGTCTGCCACCAGCGAGGATGGCTTCATAGTTAGCACTCGGGAACACCTTACCCATAACGGTAGATGTTAAAGCGGTCGTACCACCAACAGCCAATGCAGACCAAAGGCCATCTGTCTTGTCTCGGCCTTCACGGATATTGTCTGAGACGATCTGCTGAGCGGTCATGCCACCAGCGACGACACCTTCACCGATACGCGCTGCTGCGCTCGAGACCTTACTGCGAACTTCATCACCAATCTCTTGCGGGGTCTTCTTCGCAATTGCCTTAGCAACCACATTCTGTCCGCTTGCGCGAACTGCACGCTCAGCGGCTTTCCTTCCTGCCCAACTACCAATGGCACGGGCTGCGATAATCGGGCCGCCTGTTGGGAACGCCGTCTCGGCAACTTCGGATGCTAAGAGGCTTGGGTTCGAGAGTGTCGAGCCAATCATGGCCATAGCCTTGCCGAACTGCGTAGGTGCTGCGTCAACAGCACGACTGCGATTCAAGGCGGCAATCTGTCGCTCAGGAGAGTACTCTTTAGCAGTGGACTGATCCCAATCATCAAGAGTACTGCCAGCGACTTCAGTCGCAGCGCCACCTGTGGCGATGTCAGCCAAGCCTACACCTAAACGCGCCATGTTAAGCGCAGAGCGCTTGAGGCCTGTACCAATATCCCCCAACACCCCCTCGTTTTCTGTGCCGTCGAAAATCAGGTCGGCACCTTCGCCGTTGTTGTAACGCTCGATTCGTTCGAGGTCTTCTGGGGTAAATGTTCCGTAACTACTCATCCAGCCTCCTAGTTAATAAGGTCAATCGCGCTGTCGTTCTTTCCAACAATACGATTCTTTAAATTCAACTCTGCATTAGGCTCAAACTTCTTGAAGTAAGCCTTTAGACGGTTCGCCTGCGCTTCGCTCAAACGGGCGCCCGGAGTAAACACCCACTTTCCGCCTCTCTGTGTCCATTTGCCACCGCTAAGCCCCTGCTTGCCGTGATAAATCGAGTCCTCGGAGAAAGTCGGATGGTTGGGCTTCTTATACTTATCAGGGAAGTGCCCCTTCACTGAAGCAAGAGATTTGCCCTTAGCCTTAAGCTCTTTCCAATATCCGCGAAGGTCATAGTCCACCAAGTCGCTCTGGCGCTTAGCTTTTGCTACGTCTTTTTGGAACGCCTTTTCGTCAGAGGGGGTTAACTTCGTATTGAAGTTATTCACATCTGCCTGTCTAGACTGTTGCTCAAATTTAGCCTTTTGCTTGGCGTAGAAGGCAGCAGTGTCATTGTCTTTCTTAATCCGCATGGCTGTCTGCTTACGCTGACCTTCTCTGTAAGCCCTCGCCTGACGCATCGCTTTGCGGTCTTCCTCATTCATCGGGATAGGCTCTTTACTGAGGGACTTATACGCAGACACGGCCTTCTTAATCGGGAAGGATATCGCCTTACCCGTATCACGAAGGAGCTTGTTGTCTCTGTCCTGATTGTCGTTGAGCTCCTGCTTCCACGACTTACCTGAGTCGGGCTGGTCATAACGTTTACGAGCGTTCGCCTCTACAGCGTCAGCTCCTTTTTCCGCCATCTCTGCCGCGGGCTTAGCTCCTTTCTTAATGGTCTTGCCAAGGTTGTACAGAGCCTTATTATCTCTGTCCTGATTGTCGTTGAGCTCCTGCTTCCACGACTTACCTGAGTCAGGTTGGCCGTACCGTTCGCGGGCGCCCTTTTCGGCCCCTTTGATACCCGACTTAAAGATATGTTCGAAAGTCCTATCAGCAAGCTCAAGGCGCTTCACTGCTCCTGTTACCGCCTCGCGTGCAGGGGCTGTTCTTTCTTCCGCCCAATCTGCGATTTCTCGCCCAGCATCTTCTACCTCACGGTTGGTCTTGGCGATCCTAGCTTTCGCTTTCGCTTTCGCTTTCGCATAAGCCTCATCCGCAGTTTCTTTAATCTTTCTACCAGCATCGCGCAGGCGCTTGTTATCTCGATCGGTATTCTCATTAAGCACATCGAGCGCTTCTTTAGACAGCCCTTTTAACTTCTTCACTGCCGCAAGGGTAATTTCTTTAGCTTTCTTACCAGCGTTATACATCGCCTTTTGGTCAGCATCGGTATCGGCATTCATCTGACTTAGTGCTTTCTTAGCATCACGCTTAAAGGACTCAGCAGTTATATTCGAAGCAGACCTATCATCCGATTTTCCAGAATCCTCGGACTTACTGCTTTCTGTTTTGCTTGTAGTCTTGCGCTGCGCTGATGAAGCAGGCTCATTATCCATGTACATATCATCTCCGATGATGTTTCCATCGTCGTCCATGATCTGCTTGCCTTCATCCGTCTGTGACGTACTTGATTGCGACGTTGACGAAGAGGATCCGATTTTGCCTTCACCCGTGGGCATGGCCTTAGGCTTAGCAGGGGTCTCCGTCCCCTTCGCTGAATTAGCCTCTAAAGACTTATTGCCCCCGAGGGCGCCTTTAATCATGCCAAGCCAACCGAGCTCCGAACCTTCGTTTTCGGAAGCAGCGATATCCTCTGCTGTTCGTGGCTTGTTACTTGCTGCGCCACCTTCAGTCGACGTACCGGAGCCCTCTCCCTTCTTGTTAGGGTCTTCCTCCATCTTCAAATTAGAATGGGTCTCAATGTAGCGTTGAACCTTATCGAGGTTCCAATAATGGACATTCTCTCCCTTTGGCCAAGGCTTGCCCGTGTCTGGATCAACATTGAGGACATACACAGACTGCGCGGTATGTGGATCACGAAGTAGCTCACCGAACAGCGGGATGGGATCCCCTTTGGCATTTTTGACAATCTTCTTATCCACATATACAGGGAAAGTAGGTGCCGTTTTGAGAATATTCGCCGCGGTTGTTTTGACCATTCCGGGAGGAGTGAAAACGTACTTATACCCTTTATCCGTTTGAACTTCATACTCATGGGCATAGATCATGCCATTTCCATCTGTGATGTTGGCTCCCTGCCCATCAGGGGTAGAGGCCGCTCTCTCGCGGTGGAACTCAACCTCTTTACCTTCCTTCGCGTTTCTCCTAAGTGTGAGAGCATCAACATACCGCTCTCGCAAGTCGTTCGACTTCTCCTTCGCATCGAGCTCTCGAGACTTAAGACGGAAGCTTTCGACATCCTTCATTACACCATGGAGGTTTCCTGCGCCGTATCCGGGCGGTAGCTCACCAAACATTTTGGTGTACCAACGAGCAAAGCGGTCTTGCTCCATTTCCCGTTTACGAAGGTACTCATACTCCTCTGGTGGTTGCCAAGAGTACCCGTCCTGCCCCGGCACTTGCTGTGCCTGCATGCGTGCCGCGCCTTGCGGGATCGCCTGCGCAGGGGCCGCTTGTTGTGGTGCTCCCTGTTGAGCAACTGCCTGTTGGGGCGCTGCTTGCTGGACGGCGACTCGCTGTGGGTCTTGTGCGACTCGTGGATCGACCACTTTAGACTCAGCCTGTTGTGGAGCCTGAGCTACTCGAGGATCAGCCACTTGAATAGGGGCTTGCTGCGGTGCTTGGGCAACTCGCGGATCAACGTCTGCAGCTTGAACTGCTTCTGTCGGGGCAGGCGCCCCACCTGCTAGAACGCTTGGCTGACTTACCCCACTAGCAGCGTCACTAGTGGGCTCCGTAGGGTTTGCCGGGAACCTCGCATCAACCTGCTTTTGCTTCCATTTTTCTTGTACTGCCAGCAGCTGATCAGGGGATAGCTCCATTGTCTTAGACGGGCCACCACCTTGGCTAACGGCAAGAGATCTGCCGTCTTTGCCGACTTGAATATTCATGTTGTCAAAAATCCGTCCGTACCCATCGTTAAAAGACTTCGATGCGTCAGAAAGAGGAAGGTACGGATTCTGCTGGATTTGCGCGGTCAGCTCTGCTGCATAATTGGCCTTTTCTTCTGCCAATGGGTCTGCCTGTGCTCCTTGTGCGGATTGCGGCGAAGCCTTAGTTGCCTGTGGTGCAGGTTGGTTTCCTCCCAAGGCACCTGTTTGCGGGATAGGAGTATCCTCCCCCGACGGGGCGTACCTACGCATAGTGTCCACCTTAAAGTCGGTTTGCCTTGCTCGCTCCGCCTCAGGGATATTCCCTAAATATACTTGGCTGTTGCGATATGCCGTCCGAGCATCAGTATCATGAGCAAAGTTAGCTGCCTTGATCTTCTCCTGATCATCCCCAGCGGCCTTAATTGCCTCATCTCGTTTGGCATCCGCTGCTTCCATGGCATTCTGATAATCATACTGCGCCTTCGACTGACGGAATTGGTTACCGATCTGCATCCCTCTCAGTGCGCCTTGACCAAACGACTCGCTCCAGTCCGTTCCTTTAAATTGAACATACCCCATTAATCAATACCTCCAATGCCGTCCATCTCCTTTGCAACGGCCTTCTTATAACTCTTATAGAACTTCACATACTGCTCCGCTAACTCGGGATGGCGCTGCTTCAAGTAACCCATCCGTACGCGCTGTTCGTTGAAATACCCCGTACACCACATGCAGTCCAAGCTTGAGGAGTCGGGGAGGAAATGGCGGGCTTGCACCAGCCCTAATGTATCTTTACGTAGGTACGCATGTACCTGCGCTGTTGTCCAATCGAAAATCGGAAACTCGAAGCACACGTTCTCCCAGCGTTTGCCACCCATCAGGCGCTCCTGCCCTCTGTCCCCGCGAATCACACACGGGGGACGGTGAAGCTC